TAAATTACCGCCCACTAATACTGGGCGGTAGTAACATTCCTCCTTAGCTCAGTCGGTAGAGCATGCGGCTGTTAACCGCAGGGTCGTTGGTTCGAGTCCAACAGGGGGAGCCATCTCAGAAGCCTTGAACCTCAACGGGTTCAGGGCTTTTCCCTTTTCTAAAATAGCTCGAAATTCCCATGTGTCTAACATTTTGTCTAACACGCCCGAGCTAAAGTTTCGCGAATAATTTCAGAGGTCATCTTTTTCCTCGACAAATCAAGGTGTCCATATATATTACAAGTCATCTTTATATCGGCGTGACCCATCCAATCTTGGACGTCCTTGAGCGAACAACCTTTGGCGAGAAGAAGGCTCGCACAACTATGTCTTAGATCGTGGAATCTTATATGCGGGAGATTATATTTTCTCAATAGGTCTCCGAATTTGTGCGATATATATGACGGGTCATACATTGCGCCATTCGCCCATTTGAAGATATAATCATTCTCCACATAGGTGTCTCCAAAGAACTCTCTGTTCTTCTGTTCCTCTTCTTTGAGCTGAAGCAGTAGCTCTCTAATTTCAGGAAACAGCGGAAACGACCGATAACTTGATTTGTTTTTGGTTTTGTCTTTCTCGACAACCTTGGTTGACATAGAGACCGTGTGGCGTATAAGGATAGTATTTGTGTCAAAATCAATGCTTTGCCACTGTAGACCCAAAACCTCACTGCGCCGCAGTCCATACATGACTGTAGTTTTGATGAGCGGATGCAAAGGTTCGTCCTTTATGGTCTCAAGCAGAGTGTTAATTTCACTGGCGTTATACCACTCATACTCCCGTCTCTCAAGTTTTGGAAGACGCACGAGTTCACAGGGATTAGACCTTATGAGCTTATGCCGCATAGCCTCCTTAAAGGCAAGCTGAAGAACATTCTTGTGCAGACGAAGGGTTTTAGGTGATAGACCGCCATTCCCATCTTTTCTGCCGTGGGTCGCCTTATAGTCAAAATATTGCTGTATATTGTCAAGGTTGGCATCCACTAATCTTATTTTGTGTTCCTCAAAATACGGTCGAACATGAGAATCGACTATAACCTTATAACCGTCCCACGTTACAGTGTCTATGAAGGGTTTCGTCTCCGTGAGCCACTGGTCTAAGTAGTCCGAGATAAGTATATTGGGTTCATAAATCAGCTGAGCACTTTCATACTCGCTAATTATTGACCGCATAGCCGCCTCAGCTTTACGCAGATTATTCTTTACTTCATAACCTGTGTAAACCCACTTCTGCTTACGCTTTCCGGTGTTGTCTACGAAATTCAGAACGGCATAATATTTGCCGCGTTTTGCTTGCAAGCTTCCTGTCAATTAAATAATCTCCTTTCTGTAGTCCGCTTGCTGTTGTACGGTCATTTTAGCACAACAGCGCAAAATGTCAACTACCGGCAGAAAGAAAATTTTCAATACTCTTTTTAGTGATTAAGTAGCTTGTACCTATACGAACAGAGGGAATAGTGCCGTTATGTACAAGGTCATACGCAGCCTTTCTCCCTATTCGCAACATTGTCTGCATCTCTTTAACAGTTACCACATCAGGATAATTGTCAAACAATCAAATCATTCCATTCCTATATTTTTTATCAGTGCCCTGCGGGAACTGTCTACTCCTCATCAGTGGAGCGACTTTCTACCCGCAGGGTCTTTTAGTTCCCGCCGCGAGTTCACGGCTTCGTAAACCCTACGACTCGTCTACCGCTTATGGTGCGGCGCATCCTCGTAGAATGTAATCAATAACTGCATAACCGCCATTATTGCAGTTTGCAAAAATATGTAAATTTTCCATTTAAACTCCTGCACCCATAGTTAATGGCGAGATGGACAGTCTATCTCGCCATTTTTAAGTCCCTACTTACGGCAAGAGATTTCCGCTTTTTTTAAGTCCCAACTTACGGTATGGGATAACCGCTTTTTTAAGTCCTGCTTTTACGGCGCAGGATCTCCGCTTAGACGTGGGTGACAGAAGTATCGTTATATCACGCCGAGGCTCGCGAGCAGCTGGATAATTGCCACAATAGCAATACCACCAGTGAGAGCAAAGACGTTTAAAAAGTTGTAGATCAATGCAATCCGCATAATATCTCTCCTTTACAGGTCGGCGTAGTCGGGCTCAGTGCTCGGGAAGAACGCTACACCCGGCACGAACTTAATAACATCCGACGGCTCCGGCACACACATCTCTCCCGTTGCCGGGTGTCGGTAAGGCTTCGGCTTACGCCTGACCTTCTGAAATGTACCAAAACCATATATTGACAGCTTATCTCCGTCATTAACGACCTTGGAGATAGCGTTGCACACTGCATTAATGCAGAACTCTGAATCACCGAGGGTGAGAGAGTTATCTTTCGCCACAAGTCTTATAAGTTCCTTGCGATTCAAATTATCTTCCTTTCTTTCCTCAAAAGGCGACAAGCTTCGTCGCCGACTCAATGTTATAACCATCTTTATCGAGACACACATAAATACAGCCCTGCTGCTGAGAGTTAACCAACGCGCCGTCACCAGATCTCATTTTCTGTGTCTCACACGCCGCACCCTGCTCATACATAGTGGTGTTTCCGATTTTATACGAACCGAGCCTGTGCGTATGCGCCATTACAAGGCAGTTGAAATCATACCCTTCATTGCGGAACCACAGCACAGCTTTCTCCGCCGTCTTCATAGGTGAACTGCTAAAAGCCTTCGGGTGAACAAACATTACATGACCTATCTGCGAAAACCACTCGCCAGTATAAACGACTTCGATATCATCGAATGTCTCACGAAGCGGCTCAAACCACGTCTTAATATGATTGCGACGGTCGTAATGATAGAAGCCATCAACGAAGATATAGTCCAATGCCGTCTCAGGCATAAGCTCCTGAAGATCTGAATCGAGGTGGTTGGCGAGATATGCTCCGAGGCGAAGCTCATGGTTGCCGTAGTTTGCGATGACCTTCTTCGGTTTTATGTAGTCAATAAGGTCTATAATGTACTGCCGACCCTCAACCAGTTCCTCGATACACGGTATGCGATACGACTTCGAGAATTTGGATATCGACTGACAATCAAATATATCTCCGTTGAGCTGTAGGATGTCTACACGCCCGACATACTTTGAAAATGTCTCTATAGGCTTTGCGAACGGGAAGTGCAGGTCTGATATAGACAGAACCCTCGTCGCCACGCCGCGCTCAGCTATCTCACGTTCATAGTTGCGACCGCGATTGAAAGCGGCAAATTCTTTTCGATAAGCACTCTCGCCGAGCGTCTGACCGCTTTCTGTATTGAGCAACTCGGCTATCTGGTCGCAAGTAAGACCATAAATTTTCTTGTTGTCGAAGAGCCGAACGAAGTAGTCAACATAGGACTCTCCGCTCTGCTTCTTAGCGAAGTCTTCCATCAGCGGCTCACCTCCACGGTTCGTGGCGAAGCTTCTTTAGGTAGCGCATCACCTTAAAGCCCTCGGTGCAGTAGTATGTTTTCTTTCGACTGGGAGCGTAGCGGTTCGTTAACGTTATATGCGTTCCCGGAAACTTCTTTCTAATCTTAAAAGCTTCCTCCTGCGAGATTTTAACTATATAAACCATTCCTTTTTATTAATTTGGAGCGAGTTTTCTTACCCCTCTCCTATTGTAACCGCACGGGACACCCCTAAAATTTGTCGCATAATACGGCTATTTTAGGGGGTCGTTTATCCCGTTTGGGTCGGATTTTAGACTATTTTTTGTAAATTTTTGCGTGATTTGTTGTCAATTTACGCGAAATATTTATATCGAGTGTATCTCTTTCCATATAGCTCAACATCACCCTCGTCGTCTTCTGCGAGCAGTCCGATAGGTTCTGCACCCGCTTCGAGAACCTCATAGAACGAGGTGTTGGGGTAGCCAAAGAGTATGTTAAATATCTTACGCTGAATCTGAGAATAACGAGGTTCTTCTATCTGGCGCAGAAGGTAGACCATATCGCTCTTGGTGAACGACATATTGCCCACATACTCTACGCACTCCTGCCTGATATCGCAACATTGCATCTGTTTGACGGAAGATTCTATGTCCGAAGCATATACACTCTTTATCTCATTTGTCATGTCTGTTACGGCATTGATGACGCGGGTGACTTTCTCGTACTGTCTGCGATGAACATCTATGCCGTTACCCAAAAGAGCGGAGAAGGGAAGATACTCCTGCTTCTTTCCTATCTCTTCTCTCTGAGCCCTGTACGAATTAATACAAGTCTGCACATGATCCATGGTCGTCAAATGCTTCTTGTAATTCTTTCGCTTGCGGTCATAGTAACCTTTGCCGATATCCTTCGCCTTGAAGAAGTTAGGTTTAATGGCTCTTCCGTCGTCGCCCTCAATCTTATATTTATCACGCAGTCGGCGAAGCTCCTTAGCATTATTGATATTGAACTCTTTCTTTGCTTTGTCGATTTCAATGCCGCTCATAATATTCAAGATACATACATCTTTATATATTTCCTCAATATCACTATAACTGCCACCACGATTAAGGACATCCCATATGCGGGTATTGAGCTCCTGACTGAGGTTGATGATATCGCCTATAAGATTGTTGCTCGTTTTAACATCAAGGTCAACCTGCTCGTCGTGAGTATATCTGCGTTTTTTCTTAACGGACGAGACATCCGGAACTGCTATCAAAAACTTACCTTCGTTCTTAAGCGCGGCGTTAATAAGGTGAAGATTATCCGTAACAAGCGAGGTATCTGAATCAAACCTTTGCACCCTCGGTTTCCCGATATTTATTAGGGGAGTAGACTATCTCTTGACGTCGCTACAACGTCCACGGCACTTCCAAAATGCGGATTTTCACCGCATAAGTACAGAGTTCATAGGCGTATCAATAGACTTAGCCCGTATCTCTTAGTCGTTACACCTTCAGTGATATTTCTACCACTGCTTGGCACGGTATTGTCTTGTGGAGAAGATTTTTATATTAAGCCACTTTAAATGTATACCCCAAATAAGGGATGTTGGTTTTTATTGATTTACTTATTTTATCCGCCACATAATCGCGGGGCTTATTTGTGATTTTCGAGAAATAATCTTGTCCGACCGAATCTATGATATAATCTGCACAACCCCTCAGATATCCAAACTCGTCCATCTTTGTCCCCGTAGTATCAAACACCTGCACAGGAACAGCTTTCCCGTTTTGTCCTCCGGGTCTACCAAGTTTTTCTTTTGCAAGTTCTGGGTCATTTCTATATATATCAGACAAAATATGATTGCCATAATTGGGGTTGTTTTTGCCGGTTAAGTCTCTTGTACATATATGATTTCCAGCTTCTATGGCGTACCGAACATTTTGTTCGTGGGTGCACCACTCAAGATTCGACACATTGTTATTTGTTCTATCACAATCAATGTGATTTACCTCGGGATAATTATTAGGGTTGGGAATAAAAGCTTGTGCGACAAGCCTATGTACACGCACGGTTTTATATGTGTTTCCTCTACATAACTTTAAGGACATATACCCATCCGTATTAGGTGTTGGTGTAATTTCTTTCGCCTCAAATACTTTTACTCGACCATCTATATAATTGACTGTGCGAGTCTTCCCCCTCACTCTTCCCGTGTTGCTTACTTCATAATAATCTTCATAACCCTCAATGGGTTTCCAAACTTCTTTCAATAAATCTCCTTATTTTTATTCTCCATTTAGATGTTTACCGTTAGCAGTCGGTGGCTTATTCCGACCACACCCCAGATTTCTGGGTTCACCGTGTTTTTTCACCACGCGTTGCCGCGTGGGGCGACCCTTATCGATCGCAACCAGATAATTCGTTTAAGACATTTTCACCAATGCTGTTTATACAGACTATCTCGTTCGTCAGATTAAAGTAGCGGTCGATCTCGCTACACTCCACATTCGTCGGAACCCACACATTGCTCATTGAGATATGAGGGCTGCGCGAACCTACAAGCCTCTGCCCGTACCCGAACCTCTTCGTATGTATGTTGCCAACACCCAGCACCGACACGCCGTCGAACTTGCCGATGCTCGCCTGTAACATCTCAACTGGATTGCCAAACAAGGTTTCGTAATTGCCCTCGACAAGCACATGACCGAGCCTAAGATTTTTTGTAAAAGACTTAAGAATATCTATCTTGAAGTCATGATAAAGCTTCGTCTGCGCAAATCTGTCATTGAGACCGAGAAGCTTATATACAACATCATTCTTCGACTCAGCAGGGGAGATGTCGAATTCGTCTTCTATCGGATATTTGATATGGTAGCGCAGAACTGCGGGGTCTGTTCTGATAGCTGTCATATAGTCAAATGTCTCCTTGAGGAACGCCGCCGTCTCAGCCTTGTCCATCTGCAAGCTGTTGAGAAGCTGATAGTGCGTCTGCACCATGCGTCCGTCAAAAAAGTGAGTCGGCTTATCATACTTAACAACGCCAAAAGTATTGTCGATGTGCTTCATCCAATCGTTTATCGTCCCGAACTTCAGATACTTGATGCTGCTCGGCGTGGTTACTATCTTTATATCTTCCACACGCTTCGCTTTAGTGTAGCCCTTTAGCTGGCTCACCTCTGTTATGCCGTGGTCGGCAAACCACTGCTGCAAGTTTGTATTGAAGCAACAGCATTTAAAGAAGAGATTGCGGAGTAGTATCATGCCCTTATCGCTGTATTTGCCCATAGCTGATATATCTATAAGCCCCTGTCCGTCCCAGATAGAGTTGGTTATCTGCTCGTCTTTTTCTTCGGCGATTAGGTGGTCGCCATCTTCGCTGACGGACATAACCCTATCGAAGAATTTGCTCTCGTAGTCGTCTATCACGAGAATGTTCTCGGGGTTTATTTCCAGTATATCAATAATAGAGCTTGACGGCAGAGAGATATATGACTCAAGCGCAGCAAGGTCTACCTCTTCACCCTCGGCGACTTTCAGTCCACACATCTCCCACTTGTGCATACGAGCATACAGCTTCTCGTCAATAAAGAGACACTTGCCAACGCGAGAACTGCCGCTTGACCTCTTCCACCTGACATACCTTACTCCATTACACACAAAGCCGTCATTATACAGTGTCCTGCGCAGCTCCGCTGTGCTCTTCAGCGTCTTAGGTGTTTTGATAAGCGTGTATACGCCACCTTCAAAACCGAAGTATTTACCGAGCACCTCGTCAGATACCGGATATTCCACAGGCTGTCCAAGTATTATTCCCACCAGCTCGCCGTCTTTTATAGCCACGCAGTCATTGAAGTTAAGGTCTGAGTCTTTATGTCCAAAGCGAATATACCTATTTCTGCCGGCTTTATTAAACTCCGCCACCGAGTATTTAAAGGTTACATTTATTACGCGTGAGGTATACTCTTTCTTTCTTCCGTAAAAGCTGAAGTTAGTGCGGCGGTACACTTTCTCATAAACCTCGCGCAGTTTTATCTGATCTAAACTGTAATCGAGTGTGTTGGCGTATCGTCTATAATTGACCTTGCCGTCTTTATCCACCAACGAATAACCTGCGTCGGGGTATAGCTCATTTGTTATGTATATATCCTTAGCGTCGATACCCGGTATATATATTGTATTACCTATAGTTAATTCTCCTCATCCATATCCGTATTTATGGCTTGATTTCCATAGTCTATGTAAGCGACCTCATCCCAACTGCCGTGGCAAGGGTAGTCGTTGTCGTCGTTGCCGCAGCAGTTAATCCACGGGCAACCCTCACAAAATCCTCTGTTCAACTTCTTTCTCTAATCCTTTCTGTAAAATGCCGTTCACACCTTTCCTCATATCAGCCATACTCATTTTCGTTCGAGTTTTGCTGTCTACATACTATAAACTTTGGTTTAAAGTGTCCCGGTAGGGTAGTTACACCCCACATTTAATATCTTGTCTTTACTGGTTCTTTCACGCGCATACCATAGGTGCGCCGATAAACCCCTTTTCTACAAGCTTCTTATGAAAGAATTGTTTGCCCTGCGGCGTAAAGAGCACCCTTACCGATACGATATCCGACTTAGTGTACCAATCTTTTGTCTCGAATAAGCCCTCGTTGCTCTTCTTTGCGTAAGGACGAAGCTGTTTGGCTGGAGTGCGGTACAGGTACTTTTCATCTATCAGAAAGTTAACAAACTTACGCTCAGAGATACCAAGTTCTTTGGCGGTGTCTCGAAGCCCTGTACATTTATTAGGGCTAACAAACGTGTCGTAGAAGTCCGCCTTCGGCTGAGCGACATCGAGCTTTGATTCCAACACGTTCGTTTTATCGCGCAGTTTAAGAAGCTCTTCTGCAAACGCAAACATAACATTGGGGTCTTTCTGGCATTTAGCGAGAAGCTCATCGGTCATGTAACCGCCTGTTTTACGAATAGTGGGAAGTATATCGTGTGTAACCCAACGCTTGAAAGCTTTGGCTTCGGGCTTGCGACTGCGAAGAATGATTGAATACAGCCCAGCTTCGCTTATACAATTCGTTTTTTGCTTTCTACCGTGGGGGTCGATAATATCTACCCCCGATTTTTCGTCATCATCCAAGGTGCGCAGAGCATCTTTCAAGTTGCTTACCGCGAGAACTCGAAGAATATCGTTGGCTACAAACCACGGTTCGCCGTCAATAGTTATGGTGCGGACTTCTCCAAATTCCTCATTGTTAAATACTGTCAGTTCATTCATTTCATTTTCTCCTTTGTTTATAATTAAAATGTCACGAATAATATGCAATATTCGGGACAAAGGGGAGTCGCATTTGCGTACCCCCTATACCGTTGTATAGCTATTGCTCATTTTTGAGCGATAGTACCATATCGGCAGTTGAGGGAGGGCGAACGATTTGAACACCCTTACCGGCGGTTACCATCTTCGTGAGGTTGCGAAAATGGTCTGTATCTTTATACTCAAGGTGGGCATATTCCCATTTTTGGAACCCGCTCATTTTTGAGCAGGTTCAACTTAACCTCACTTCTCTGCCCTGTACTTCGCTAACGCCGCCGTCGCCTTGCGTTTCTGTTCTTCGGAAATGCTTCGAGCGGCGTTCTTTCTTATAGTAACTGCGGAAGGGATAGCCTTTAGAATCATCCCGCACACAGTGCCGTCGTCGTAAACCGTCTGTTCTATAGGTGTCCAACCCTTACGCAGCGCGGCATTGAAGTCTTTCGGAACGGTGCTGTCCATTACCCAGCCGTCGCCACTTCTATATATGTGCGTCTCTCGCTCACTCACAGATATCTTACTCGTAATCGTCTTCGTCTTTATCGCCATTCTGAACCCTCTCCATCCAATCTTTTAAAAGTGTCCTCATTCTTCTGCTCGGCACATACAGCCATATCTCTTCTCCACGCCTTATAGCCGATCTCCATATCCACTGCAACATAGTTGAAAGAGCGTACATATCTTGGTCTACCTCTACACCAAATTTCTCATACACACGCCTCTCCGCGACATTCATAAACAGGTTGACGGCGTAGGCGAGATACCTCTTGTTGATATATGAGTTAGTAGCCCTCTCGTTGAAGACGACGTAACTCTTGGTGTAGCCTTTGCCCTTAACCTTGTTACAGGCGCTCTTATAGGTTCCCCACATACGCTCGTCCGCAGGTGAGTTCTTCCATATATGTTTGTAGCAGTTGGCTATATGATTCTTAACAGCCTTGAGCTCGCCATCCTCACCAGCCTTGCGTCTCTGATACCAATTCATAGACAGCGCATGGGGCGGGTCGCCTATACGGTTGAGCTTTGGCGACTCTATTATATGTATAAGGTCTTTGATGTGTTTGGTGTACTCCGGCACATAATCGGTATTATCCGAAAAGCGGTAGACCCCGTCCTTTAGCGACACACCTATATATGTATAGGGGATTTTATTGGCTTTCACAAAATAGCAAAGGCTCTGCCCGCCGAACAGATAGGTCAGTATAAACACCTCATCAAACGAAGTAAGCAGTTCGGGTGACAGCGCCCAATAATAAAGCTTCTCCTTTGACCCATTGTTGAGGCTTATAATGCTATGAGAGCGAAGCATCTTCATTTCTTCGGAGAACTTGCCTTCGTCATACCATTTACCCGTCGGCAGATATACACCATTGTCATTCGTCAAAAATCCTGTAGCCTTGAGCATTTTTACGTCAATAGGCTTCAATTGGCTTTCAACAAGAACCTCTAAGCTCTCATCTATGATGAGGGTATACCCGAGTTCCTTTATCTTAGCCAAGGTCTCTCGGGAGTAGCTCTTGAAAGCCACATGAGTAGTGGTAATATTGCGCCCCTTTTCAACGAGAGCCGCCGTGTGCTCAGTTTTTCTAAAATGGTATTCACCCAGCTTGTTGCTCGGTTCGACGAAGTGCAGCTCTGGGCACCCCTCTTTAATACGATTGCTCTCCGCCAGATACGGTGTTACATAAATAAATTTCTTTTCCTTGTGTTCGTTCATATAGGTAATGGCAGCTTCAGTTTTACCAGCACCCATAATCGCGTCGCATACTTTAATACTAATAGTGTTTTCCTCCTTTGAGTTTTGTCGTTTTCTTTAATTGGAAACCAAAAGGTTCCGAGCTATCTCACACCCCTTGTGTATCAAGGCATCCGAGCACCCCCTTGTTATAAAAACAATATATGTTATGTGAAGGTCACAAGTCCACTAACGTGTCCTTGCTCGCCACATAATTCCGTCTACGGAGTAGGCGGGTGGCTACGCTATACCACCTCGGGAGAAGTTCTCTTCGCAAGCTTCGCTAACTTCTCTTCGGAGATACCGCTGACGCCTCCCTCAAACATCTCCGTAGGCGGGTGGAAGGCTTCGCCTTATTTCTAAAGGAAGACTGCATCCTCGGTTCGCTCCATCTTGAGGCGAACTCAGCAAGCCTTTAACTGCGCTGCGCTCCGTTTCCGTTCGCCTTATTAGTGTCGCTCACCTCGGATTTGCCTTGAAACGGCTTACGCCGTAGCCTGTACCACCATGTTATGTATATACCTTACACCCGAGGTTGGCTGATTTACCAAAATCTGAAGGTTAAATTTATGAATAAATTATTAACAGAAGTAGAGGGTAGAAGCTTAGCGCGTAGCGATAAACACAAATAAAAAAAAACGCGCCCTTCGGCGCGTAAGACGATCGTACATATATAGAACTTGTAGAAGCTTTCTTCGAAGACGTCAGCCTGTACATACCAACCCTATAGGCTTATACCACCGACGAAAGACCGCTCGTAAGGTAGACTTTAGGGATTTTAGCCTGTACCACATCTTTATCTCGGATGCTCGTAGGGGTAACTTTGTGCGTAGAGCGGGCTTTTACCAGTTTTTTTAAAATTTTAAAAAGCACCAATCTACCTGACCCGTAGAAGATACCCTCCACTATGGGCGGGATTTGTGTAGCTCTGAGGGTCTATTTTGACGACGTGTGAGTGGGGTTGATTAACTAAGCGGTTTTTCACGATTATTTTTCTGCTATAGGTTTAAAATAGCCCCCTTGCGGGGGATAATCCATAAAGGCGTATTTTATGGATTATTATACCTATATAGTCGAGGTATACAAGCTATGATATTTTAGTGTTATATAAGCATTATTTTTTTGTTGTATTTACAACGTCGTCTACACGTCAACGTCAACACTGCATAATATCACCGTCAACACGTCAATTATATCTTATATGCTAAAATAAAAAAATACCTATACACCAAAAGATAAATTTCGATGTGTATAGGTATTATATTATATATTATATAGGTAGGTATATATGCCTATAATGCGCGTACCGTCTCACCGTCGGCGGGAGCGTCGCACGGCGTAGCCGCGCCCCGAAGACTTGCGCGAGGGTATTATGCTATTATAGAATATTATATATCGTTGTCGGCGCTGCTGCCGTTCGGCGGCAAGCGTAGAACGCCGCGCACATAGTCGGCGGATAAGTTAGCGGCGGCGGCTACGGTGGTTATCGCCGTATTCAGGTTAGGCGGCTCAGGTGTAGCGGGCGCGGTGTTACAATGTAACAAAGTATCTAAGGGCATATTCAGGTAATTACATATAGATACAAGTATAGTATATGACATTGCAGTACCTTTATCCATATAATATAGTGTATTTTTAGATATATTTAAGTCATGCAGCATCACGCTGACGGGCACGCGCCTAAAATGGCACATATGTTTTATTCTTTTTGAGATTATAGGCGGCTCAATATCTGCCATATTGTACAATTCGGCGGGTTTATTTTCATTCATTTATTGTGCAATCCTCCAAATAACAATAGATTTATAGAAAACTCTTGCAAAGTCCATAAATTTATGGTAGTATATAGGCGTACTCAAGAACAGGGCGCGCCGACATCCGAACGGCACGGCAGAGCGGCAGAGCCGCCGCCGACAAGCTGACGGATGACCGCAAAGGCGCGGCAAGGTGCTAATCTACCATAAAGAAGGCAAGGCGCGCACGGTTCAAGCGGTATATATAGGATTATAAACACAATGCCGCGAAAAGTCAAGCGGCGCGGGGCTTGCCCATTATTCAAGCGGCTTGCTATCCGTTGCAAGGGTAAAAAGAGCGGAAAACGGAATACATAAATATTATTGTATGCCCTTGCAATACTTTGATATTGCTATCACGCTACGACGGCTTTATAGCTATCAGCCCGGGGCGGCGCGTGCCGTGACGCGCTTATCGTATGCGATAATATTGTAAAATATCGGTAACGGCGGCGGGACACTCTCAACCGTTACCATGCCGCATAGGGGCGCTATGCGGGGCGAATAAAGGCATTTTATCACAAGTCCGTAAAGGGTCAAGGAAATAACTGCCATTTAAGCGGGTGCATTATCTGTTTAAATACTTTGATTTTGTTGTGCTAAAGTGGAGAGCCCGGAGACGGTTAGAAGCCGTCTGCCGTTAGTGTTTTGATATATACGCGATAAGTATATCGGCAACAAGAAAAAAATAACCTATTCATTAATGCTATAAAGATATTTTAGTTTTACACTGTTCGCGCTATTTCTCAGGAAACAGCGGAAACGAGCAGTAATTTTTTATTCTTAGGAATAAATATTTATTGTAAAGCAAAGATATTAATATTTCATTGAATGAATAATGACGATATATAATTAATTCGTTTTTAACACATTTCGAGCGCGTGAACTGTTATATGTTTGCGCGTTCTTTAATGTGCTAAAAGCATATAAAATATTTAAAAAAAAAGAGGTAAAAAATCATGAAAAAGACAACAGAAAAGAAAGCATTACGGAATATCACGGATATCAGAGCAGAGCTTGAAACACATGTTAATGCCTACAACGCGGCAATAAATGCCGACGATACAAAGGCGGCAGAGCTCGAAAAGCTCGACAATGAAACATCAGAGCTTGAAAAAGAGTACACCCGCGCCGCGTTTCATGCAACGGCGCTTGAATTGCTCGACAGTCCCGCGCCTATGCTTGCGGCGGCAACGGCTCTGACTTTCGAGACGCTGAAACACAAAGACAAAGAGGACGAAAACGGCATAAAATCGCGTGAACTCGTCACGGCTGAACGCCCGCTTGATTTTGTCGCGCTTGAATCATTCTTTGTCGAGCGCGGGAAGAAATTCGGCGCGGAATCTACATGGGCTTACAAAGTCGCGGCTTTTAACCGTTTACTCTGCATGAGAACGGCGCAGAGTATCGGCGCGGATGTGAAAACAGTCGCGGAGAAGTTCGCTACACCTACGCAAGCCCGTGATATCGATCTTGGCAAAACGCCGACAAGCAACACGCAACTGCTCAAGCAATTACAGATGATAATTGATTCTATGCTTTATGCAGAGGGCGAAAAGGGCAACATTTACAAGGCAAATTCTCACGACGTCGGTTATTTGATTTCCCTGTACGCAAAGAAGGGACGCGGCGTTCTGAGTGTTGCGGCGGCTCGCCCGAAGTATCTCGAAAAGCTTATCGCGGAAATACTTCACCGCATAGTCACCGAAAAGTCCTATAATATCGAGTTTAAAGAAAAGAAAGAACGCGCAAGCGGCAAGATAGACCCTAAACCCGCCGGGGCTGTTGAATCCGCGAGAAAATCCGCGAAAAAATCGAGCGCAAAGGCTCAGACAAAGGCAAAGGCAACAAAAGCGGCATAAAAAAATTTTACGTTCAAAAGTGAAATTAAATCAAAATTAAAAATCCTCGTCTGAAATGAAATGAAAATCAGTTTTTGACGGGGATTTTATATCCAAAAATCTAAAACAGAAAGGAATTGAAAATCATGGATGAAATTCAGATTGAAATTTGGGATGTACTTTGCAATCTCGACGGCGAAACGGTTGCAAGACTGTTTACAAATTACTATGGGAATCAGCTTTTGACAGACGATTTCCGCGAGTTTATGGAAGAGGAGGGATATTAAATGCCGGTCAATACATACCAATAGGAGGCAATTGATTTTCTGAAAAGAAATCACATCGAAATGAAAATCACATTCCGCGATGTAAAAGCAAATCAGCTATGGGGTGAAACTCAGTTACGGAATCGCTATTACATCTATATTAAAAACGAAATCAGCGGCGAGTATATGAGCACTTTGTTTTGGGACTCAATATATAACCGCGAACATCATTTTACGCCGACTTGCTACGACATTCTCGCGTGTTTGACGAAGTATGACCCCGGTGACTATGAGGATTTTTGTTCGGAATTTGGGTATGAAACCGAAACCGAAAACGAATTCGGCAGACTAACGCGAAATCCGAACGCTTATAAGATTTGGGAGGCGTGTTGCTGCGAATGGGAAAAAGTAAAGCGCGTATTCGGAGAAGATGAAATACTCGAAGAATTGCGGGAAATAAGCTAAAGAAAATCGCCTCGGAAATTGGTAATGAAATTATATTCCCGGAGTGTTTCTATTCTCAAAACATAATCTAAATACTACAAAATTAAAACGAAAATGAAAGGAGCAAATATTTTACTATGTCATACGAAAAGTTTGTAAAGGGAGTGATATGGAAAGTCGGATTTGAAACGAAAATCCGTTTTGAAAACGACGGCGAAAAGTATACGGCATACATAACGGGTGGAATTATTATCTACGGAAATAGCATATCCGCTCTTGTATTGGTGCGCTGGGGCGACGGTCACACGGCGCGAGTAAATCTATGTGAGGAGGAAATCGGATCATGAGTTATAACACCTATGGGGTCGAAGTTGAAAAGCAAAACGGTTTGGTAATCGGAAAGCATTTCGACAATCTCGATGATGCTATGTGTGTAGCCGAACGGGCTGTATATGAGCGCGGCTGCGTGTGGTCGTGCGTATATATGCCTAACGGCGATATTTATGTTGAGTATGAAGTATAGCTTTAGCTAATACGAAGAAAATGTGGCGTAAAATTTTAAAAGATTTTGGTAAATCACCGAAGTCGTGATATAAGATAGAGCCGCCGTGAAAGGGAAACCAAACTCGGCAACTAAATTTAAAATCAGAAAGGAAATGAAAAAAATGACGAATGACGAGGCGTATGCCGCTATTGCAAAGCACACATTTGTGGCGTATAGGAAATATGAGGGCGATAAACAGATAATTGTTTTTGCTACAAATATCGACGAGGCAGAGTACATAGCAAAAAAGGTGTTTGATACAAGCTCTGTATTTGTTAAGCCAATAAGTTCAACAGCAAATCCACAGGTGTTTGAAGTATAGTGATAATTTTAAATCAGAAAGGAAAACAAAATGGAAATCAGAGAGGAAATGAAAGACTGGATAGATTTTAGCGAAATACGCTGGGGAGATGTGTTTTGTGCCGAGGACGGCGATTACTATATGAGGGTAAGCGGGTCGCCAAAGTACAACGCTGTTAGAGTTGGTACTGGGCAGTTAGCCTGTTTTGGCGGCGAATTGGTGAGCCCAGTTCACAACGCGACGATGACGATTAAATTCTGAAAGGAAATCAAAATGAAAATTGAAATCAAAACCGGAAATGCTGCTTTTCACGACGATGACACGGAGGGCGACTGCTATGTTACGGCGGCTGAGCTTGACCGAATTTTCGGACAGATAAGCAGGGCTGTAGCCGAAGGGCGAACAGACGGCAAGGTGATAGATATCAACGGAAACAAGTGCGGAGAGTGGAGAATTTAAAATGAAAATGATTTTCGTTGTGGTCGTCACTACCGAAAACGGTAAGCATCATGCCATTGCCGACACGATACAAACAGGCAACAATTTAATCGCCATACTCAAAAGATATAACGCCGATATATGCCATTTATGCGAGAGCCGTAGAGAAGCGGACGAGCTGGCGCAAAAATGGAATGAAGCGTATAGGCGAAACGGTACAAACTTATTTTAAATCAGAAAGGGAAACAAAATGGAATTGAAATTCGCAATCACAACTGTAATTGAAATTGCTTTCGTTGTCGCGTTTCTGTATGCACTGTGGCACGAGAGCAAAATTATAGCTTTCGAGGAACGGATAGAGGATGCCGTAGCTCGATGGCTTGCAAAGAAAATCATAAGCAGAAGGAGGAGAGCTGCGATTGACAGAAGCAGACAGAATGAAGAGGTTCGTTAAACACAAAATCAAAGTCCTAAAGGAACTGGGCGTGAGTTTAACAACCGAAGATGAAAAGCGTTTGGCGACGGCTTCCAGTTATATCGCTGTAGATAATATGGCGAGAACAATGATTCAGAAATTAAATTAAAATTCAGGAGGAAAATGAAATGAGATTTCGGGTTGGAGATCGGGTAAGAGCTATCCAAAATATATATGGTTTTGAGATTAATTCGCTTACCGGAACAATAGCTGTAATATCAGAAGACCGTATAGGGGTGGCTTTTGATTCTTATGTATCGGGCGCACATAGTCTTGATGGACGATGCGAAAATGGTTGTGGGTTATGGGTTGGTAAAAATGATTTGGAGCTTATTGGTAGATCAGCGCCCGAACCGACGCTCAAGAAATGCAACGAGCGAGAAACATTAACTTTTGCAACGCCGGAGCAGATCGTCGAAACTGTAAACAAAACGGAAATCGGATCGACCTTTGCAATCAATGGACTTAGGGTAGTTGTGGTTGAACGAAACAATGGGTTAGCGTGGTGTATTTCAGAGCCGATTCGGTGGGAAAACGAGTTGTTTGACTCGTTTTTGGCACAGTATCATTCTATCATGGTGGACTATGATTGGAGTATGGAGGATTTTGGAGATGATAAGGAATATCTTTCGCGAAAAGGAAAAGCGTTTCCGATATCTCTTAATGATTGGCGAAAACATTGGGACAAGATGGGTGGTTTCAAGATAGTGAATTCTATTTATAATCCTATTCGTCTCTCGACCGGATTAAAAAATACGCCATTTGTTGTGCGAGATATTCATTCGCGTCGAGTCGACGCGGGCTTGTTTAGCAGTAATCTTAATGTATGGAATAACACAACTTGCGTTAAGTTTGCTATCAAGGAGGAAATCTAAATGGAAAACAGTTTCAAGGTTGGCGATAGAGTTAGGTGTATAAAGGACGTTGAATTTTATCCATCGGGAGGAAAGCTTGGAACGATCTGTAATGTGTGTAGTTCGTATATAGGCGTGGCTTTCGATGAAGAGATTTCAGGACATACTTGTAACGGGATTTGCGCAGACGGACATGGTCTTTGGTGTTTTGCAAGCGAGCTTATCCCCGCAGTCTTCAAGAAAGCGTCAGAAAGAGAATACATAACAGAAATATAATTTAAAAATCAGGAGGAATTTAAAATGTATTTTGAAAATGAAAATAAAAAGTTTATGGAAGAACATAATAGCTTTACGGCAGAGGTTGATTATTACACAGATCAGGTCGAGAAGATTTTCGATACTATCGGTATAGACCATGATTACACGATAAGCGGGATAAGAACCAATGTTAGCGCGTGGCTCAATGAGAAGGAGCCGGTATTTGAACTTCTGCGGAAGCATCCTATGTGGAATGAAAAAGCAAAGGCAATTGTGTTTCTTAGAGATGAAATACGCTCGGCAGACATGGGTAAATTTATAGGCGACCTTAAAAAACTTGAGATGTACATCAACAAAAAGACGGGCGAATATGGAATTAATTATAATCCCATAGTAACCAATGCTCTTGATGCAATTTCAGAAAGTGCGGCGAGGGAAATTAGCGAAGAAGAGGCTGAAAAGATAAACAAGATCGGTTACTACAAGGAAATTCGTTCCGGAATGAAACGAAGCCGTGTTATTAATAACATATTTAAAGAATACCCCGTTGGCGACGATTACAAATTCGACGCAACGGGGCTTGTTGACCCTCACGAAAACGGTGACAGAAATTATGACAGCTACAACAAGAGATTTGCTGTTGTTGCCGATGACACGAATCCGCTCAAGATTAAGCGCATAACAGTTTTAAGTGCGAATATTTGTGATTTCCTTCTGATGTCAAACGGAAATTCGTGGAGCAGTTGTCACTTTATTAACAGCAGCGGTGCATATCAGGGATGTTATAAGGCGGGAACGCTGAGTTATGCTAACGACGGCACGAGTATGATTTTCTATACACTCCCCGAATCTTATATGGGCGACGAGTGGTTTATGGAAGGGAAAATTACTCGCCAGCTCTTCTTTTACCAGAACGGTCTACTTCTACAGTCCCGTCTGTACCCGAAGGGCGGAGATTCAACCGGCGAAAATTATCGCGATTATAGAGCTGTTGTTCAGGATATTATGTCAACTTGTCTTGAAGTACCGAATCTGTGGAAGAAAGTAGATTGCGATTGGGACGAGCTTATAACAACCCACGACAATAGTTTTCATTACCGCGATTACGACAAGTTCCCCGACGAATGTGTTTTTACATACAACAAGGAAATGGAATCAAAAATCAATTCGGGTTTGTATATTGGCGGAGATTCTTATTGTGTTGATTGCGGCGACTTGATGAGCACTTATGACGACAAAGAGAGTGAGTTGCAGTGTGTTGACTGTTGTGAAGGAAATCGTTGTTCTCGTTGTGGTTGCTCGTTTGCCGATGAAGACAATCTGTGCGAAATAGACGGAGAACTCTATTGTGAGGACTGTTGCTTCTGGTGTGAAGTTCATGAGCAGTGGGAAATTAGGTATGATTATAGGGATAACGACCTCAAGAGAGATGTCTATATAAACGGAGAGTCTTACACGATGTGTAGTGACGCTTTCGACGAGAATGTGGTGTACTGCGAGAGATGCGGTAACTACGAGTGGGAAGACGAAGCTCATTCTGTGGACGACACCTGTATGTGTAGAAGCTGCTATGAGGAATATATGGAAGAGAAAGCTGAGGAGGAAAACGAAAATGAAGTTGCTTAACATATTTAAATTCCCGCAGGACAAGCTCAAGGCGGCGTTGGTTTGTCATCTTAGAGACAGGGGGTATTCACCAATAGTAGGAGACGGGTTTGTGTATGCCGAGGGCGAAATTCCGGTTCTGCTTGTCGCTCACATGGACACGGTACATAAGCACACGCCGGATATCATCTGTATGTCCGATGATAAAAGCATAATGATGTCTCCGTTCGGAATAGGTGGAGACGACAGATGCGGAGTTACGATGATTCTTGAGGTTATCAAGGATCTCCGGTGTCATGTGCTTTTTACGGAGGATGAGGAAGTCGGCGGTATCGGAGCGGGAAAATTTTGCAAAAGCGAAATCAAACCGGAAGTGAATTTTATTATTGAGTTTGATCGAGCAAACGAAAACGACGCAGTTTATTATCAGCTCGATAACGAGGTATTTGCTGAAACGGTAGAGAAGTATGGTTTTGTAAGAGATTATGGTTCTTATTCGGATATCGTAGATATAGCGCCTACACTCGGGTGCGCTGCCGTTAATTTGTCGTGTGGATATTATAACGCTCACACTCAGCACGAATTTGTTTCTATCCCGCAAATGTACGCACAGGTTGAGAGAGCAAAGAAGCTTATAACAAATGAGTGTAACAATTTCTTCGAATGGAAGGAGTTCGTGCGCGATAGAAGTTGGGATAGCGGAAATTGGTGCTACGGCGGATGGTACGATAATTATGACTACTATGACAGCAAAAACAAATCCAAATCTAAGAGTAAAGTTAAGCCTGTGTCCAAGGAAGTGTCACTTATACCAGACGACGCATACCTTCAATCGTCAGACGGTGACTGGATTGAAGTTGGAGAGGAGATAGATGATTTCTTTGTGGATGATTCGGGAACGGTATATGTATACGACTCCGAATACTTAATGGTAATTCCGTTGTTTGAATATGTGGCGATAAGCGCAAATGGAGTGCCTTGTAAAATGGATCCGGACAACAGTTTTGTGGTTGAGGTTGAAGGATAAAAGGAAAGGAAACTGAAAATGAAAAATGGTTTAACAATCAAAGATGCGACTGAGCGCTGGGTTCACGAAATGAACGCTATCCCGCAGGGCATGATTGAAAAGATGATGGAAGCAGATATTGATGATTGGAGAGAAGTTACATTGCCGAGCATCGGCGATCAAGTGTATGTCTACGACTTGCCGGACGAAACGGACACTCTGGAGCACTCCGGCGAGCTTCAGAGCTACGACGAGGAAACCGACCTCTGGTGCGTCAAGCTCTATGACGGAACGATAGTATCCGTCGATGTGGACAACTTTGAGGTCGAGTACGATGATACTCTTCCGATGTGGGGTACAATGTGGTCGTTTGGCGACTCCGCAGATGATTGGTGGCTTGAAGAAGGAAATGGAATCAAAATCATGTCGGAGTGCGGGTTTAGAATTTACGAATCTGATGAGTTCGGATATTTCTTTGGCATAGACGGAGCGGGCTACGATTTCTACGATGCACACTGGATTCCGCTCTATAAGGCAAGAGGGCTTCAATGGCACGACCCAGTAGCGGAGCAGGAATACCAAATGTTAAGCAAAGGGTATAAGAAAGAAAAATTGGGCGCGAATACATACTGGATGGACAAAAATAATAATGTAATTGAAGAAGTAATCAAAGACTATTTTAACTTTTCTTACAAGGAGGAATTTTAAAATGGGATGGACAAGTTATCACGCGTCGTTCTATAAGAACGGCAAAATAGATAGAAAAGCAGAGTGCGACAGCATAATGAATTGCGATATGGTAGGCAACAAGGGGAGATATGAAGTGCTCAAATCTGCTATGGTAGGCTCCACTTACTATGCCGCTGTAAAGAAAACCATTTTCAAAACGGGAGCCAAGCCCGAAAAGGAAAGTGTTTTTGGAGTGGTAATGCTCACGTCCGTTAACAACAAAGACTATTTTAACTTTTCTTACAAGGATATGGATGAGAGCGCTGGTTCCGGTTACTATGATTGTCCGAAAGGAATACTTGATATGCTTACCCCTACGGAGTGTGAGTGGGCAAAGGAATGGCGAGAGCGCTGCTATGAGAATATAAAAAAGAAAAAGAGTCCAGACGCACTCAGCAATCTGCCAAAAAGAAAAAATTTAACGAGTCAAGGTGGGCCAAATGGTGAAAGGAGGATAAGCATGACATGTGCACAAAAAGAAGAGAGATGCAGAAGTTGCTATTATTATAATGAATCATCCAATTGGTGTTGGCCTTGTGATGAATGCGCAGGTGCAATAGCGACACTTGTTAAACCAACAAAAGATTATTTCAAAAAGTCAAAGGTGGGTTAAATAGAATATACATATGTGCCGGTAAACAGAATCCCTAAAAACTATGAAGTAATAAGAAGAGGCGCGTAACCATGTTTGATTGTCGATAATATTAATTCAAAAAGGAGGATTAAAATGCCAAATTGGGTAACAAATCGAATTGTGTTTCACGGAAATCAGGAGAATATAGACAGGGTTTTTCAGTACATAAAAGGAAATGGGTCTAAAATCGACTTCAACAAAATTATTCCAATGCCCGACAACATTTATCGCGGTGATTTAGACAAGAGAGCGATGGAGCTGTACGGCTCAAATAATTGGTATGATTGGAGTGTGGCGAATTGGGGCACGAAATGGAACGCGCAACACTCCTCATTCAACAACAAGAATACGCTGTGGTTTGATACGGCGTGGAGCTGCCCTATACCCGTACTCAATAAGCTTGCAGAAATATGTTGCATAAACGATGTTAGGTTTGAAGGGGAATGGGCTGATGAGGATTGCGGTTGTAATGTTGGTGTGTTTTGGAGCGACAACTGTGTAGATAAAAACTGTGATTTTTATTATAAACCCATAGACGACAATACAGACGAAGCATATGACATATATGTAAAACTCAAAGGCGAGAGTGATTGTATGGGTAAGGACGGCGATGGACATTGGGTGCGTTACGATTGTGATACTTGCCCAAACAAAGACAAATGCTGAAACAAAATAATAAACAGAAAGGAATTAAATTTGGAATGGAATTGAAATTTGATTTAGGAATGCAGGTCATGACGCAGGGTATAGCAAATATACTCGGTGACGGTAAAATTTGCGAGGAGCTGCTCGACGCTTTCGGGCGATACACAAAGTGCGATTGGGGCGATATCCCCGAAGAGGACAAGGCTTTAAACGACGAGGCGGTTCGGGTAGGCGATGGACGAACGCTCGCCGCATATAACACAAGTAAGGGCGAGATTTGGATAATCACAGACTTCGGTGACGAGGGTAATGTGACGACCATGCTGTTGCCGGAGGAGTATTAAAATGAGCTAAAGCGAGGTGTAGTATATGATTTACACGGTATTCCCCAAAAATATTGACTCATTCAATATGCCGCAGGATTTTTGTTCTTACAAATCAGCAATACAATATTGTAAAGAAAAAGATTATGTGGTGGGGGTGGATTGCGAAATCGAGAGCACAGAAGGAAACGTGGAATAATAAGAAAGGAAAATAAAAACAAAATGAATTATGTGTATGTGCGAAATATTAAAAATGGTAGAGAAGAGTTTATGAGAGGATTTGCCGATACTGATGACGCTATCGACCATATAGCGAGATGTTATAGAATCGATAAAGAGCTTAGTCAGCTCGGTGAATATTATTACTTTATGGTTCAGCACTGATAACGCAAAGGAGGTGGAGCAAAATGGAATATCTTGTGGGATTCAACTATTCAGGACGAGTTACCTATGAGATTGAAGCAGACGACGAAGAGACGGCGAAGAGAGAAGCTGCTAATAGGTGGTTGGTTTGGGTATCGGCAGACGCGGTGGGACACAATCCCGAGTTTGCATATGCGGGTATTAAGTATGACACTATGACGGCTGAACGGCTAATAGACGGTGATGTAGCGGAGGTAAATAAAAATGAGTAATGAAAACAAAGGCTTACTCATAGATGGCGATACCGTAAATAAGGCATTAGAATCAATAGGGGTTGCTGCGGCTAACGCTGCTAATACAAATCGTACCCTTGCCGATATACTTAAAGATGTCAATCATCGTTTCGAAGAGCAATTTAATATTGATATAGAAACAAGAAAAGAAAAAGAGAAAGAGCTTGATGAGATGAGAGCTTCGGGCAAGTTTGTTTCTGTTATGGTTTTTGACCAGACAAATAAGCAGAGAAATTATCAGTATGTCGGTGAAACTTACTCGGGAGAGACGGTAGTTGGCAGTATCGTTTATGATGAGGGGACTTACATTTATGACCCCAAATATTATATCTATACTTTAGCCCACCTTAATACTTCTACGGGCGGCGAAGTAGACGACCATAATATGCGTAGAGTTGAGGTGCGCCCTGATTCTATTCGTCCGTACACACAGATTGAAAAAATTAAGGAAGAGCTGCGAAGGGGTCACTGCATAGAGCTTGTTCGTAATCTCTCGGATAGCTTTTCTGATAAGTCAATATGTACTATTGCGAGTGAAAAAGAAATTCCTTATAAGCTTTGGTTTGGGAAGACAACTAAAATGAAGAGATTTGGAGGCAAATGAAAATGAATTTTGAAACATATGAAAAATGTAGAACCATAGAAGCAATAGATAGAGTGTTAGACTTTATGGAAACAGATGAGTTCCAATATATGATCCAGACAGCCAAAGAAACCAGTAGTGGCTGGTGGGGTGATGAATACGAGTGTAAGTTTACGCTTAATAATATAAAAACGCTTCTTAAGGATGAGATAGAATAAGAAAGGAAAACAAAAATGTATAAACTTGACTTTTACACAGCGATATCTAACAGAAACGACCCTAAGACCCTTAATCACTTTGAGCGGGTTAGCGGTTATGGACAGGTAGTAAGAACTCCACGAGGAAGAGAAATCGAATTTGGTTTTGATAAGCGGAGTGACGGATGGTATGTAACCGATGTTGCTTCCGGTATGAGGATTCCTAAAAAATATGACACAAGGATGAAAGCGCTCGCCGCTCTTAACGCAGAGCTGCTTAGTAAGGTTGATAAGGCAGTAGAGAGTAATACATACAAAGCTGTAGTGAAAGCCCTTAGCGAATTTAAAACAAATTCGGAGGTAGCGTGATATGACGGTGTATGAAGTGTTGAAAACATATTGCAAAAACTGCGTACACAACGGTAATTGTTGGAAGCCGTGTGCGGCGGCGATATCGGCGGTGATGAGCAACGAAAAGGTGAAAGCAAAGACGGTGGTGAGTTTATGATACTGAACACGACATATTGCAGACGAGCTTTTACCGGCGTGTATTGTGAGCATATGGACGGAAATGTGTGTGTTAGACAATCCGGCGAGTGTGAGTTTCAGTACGGAGCGGGTAGACGACAAGAAAATGGAGTCCAGAAGGAATTGGATTCTGATTAAAAAAACGAAAACAAAAGGAGAATGTAAATGAATATCAAAGTAAAAATCTGTGATAAAGCTATCGAGCTTATTGATCTGTTGGCTAATATGTCGCTCGCTGATGATGAATTTGTTGATGAGATAATAGACGGTATTCGGTACAACGAGCCATACCGAATAGAAGCAATTAGAGATGAGGTGCAGAATGGCTGAAGAAATATACTACTACATAATGGACAAGCATGGAGTAATTTATGGCAGAAGTACAAGTAAAACTCGACTTCAGGAGAAAATGAAAAACAATTTCACCGAAGCTGTTATACGGAAGTTAGGAATAGAAATCGTTGAGGTGTATGATAGCATCTGAGCTATTGTAAGTAAAAAATAATATGGGAGAGGAAGATTAAAATAATTAAGAGAGGAGAAATCTACTTGGTTTCGCTGGACGGAGTGGGGTCTGAACAACGGAACACAAGACCTGCGATTATAGTGCAAAACGATGTGGGAAATGCCCACTCGCCGACGACGGTTATCGTACCTTTATCGACAAAAATAAAACCGTCTATGGCGACGACGCACGTCAAAATAACAAGTGAGCAGGGCGTAAGAGATGAGTCAGAGGCGTTATGTGAACAACTGAGAGTGGTAGACAAATCGAGATTAGGAAGGAGAGTGGGTAAAATCACCGACGAATCGATTATGACGGATATAACAAGAAAAATAAAAGTAGTGTGCGGCTGTTAATTGGAGGGGAAAATGGAACATCAAACAGTAGTAGCAAAAACGAAAAATGGAGATGAGTTTGTGGCTTGTTCCGGTATCGGAAGCAAGCTCTGCTCAATACATAGCTGTGAGTCGTGTCCTAAGATGAAATCAATTCGGGACAGCGCAAATAAGCTTGGATATGCCGGAAAAGGAAATGACTTTGCAGAGCTATTAAATTATCTATTCGATAAGGAGTGTGAACAGTTTGGAAATTATGCTGTTATGGAGGTGTGTATGTCAGATTGACTCAATTCAAAGTAAAAGAGTTCAAGAGAATTTTACGGGATAACGGCTATAAGGAGGTGAGGTGTTGCGGTAGCCATCAAACTTGGAGCAATGGTGCAAGCAAAATTACTTTGCCGACGGTTAAGCTGAGTCCTGTCATAGCGGCTCGCCTCATAAAGGAAAATGATTTGAGTGTCCGATAAAAGTGACAACTTGCAACTGGAAAAAATTCCCTGTTGACAAGAGAATTTTTTAGGACTATAATAAAAAATGTAAACGGAACAAATGTTCGACTAAAGTTCGATTAATGAAAGGAGAAATTTGTAAAATGGGATTTTTGGGTTCATTTCTTGGTCTGATTGGTGCTTCGGCGGTGTTTGTTGGAGCCGATGTAAAAGAGCGTTGGGACGAAATAGATAGAGAGCGGCAGCGCATTGCGGCAAATCCCGCACCGCCTCCGGAGATGAGGGGAAATTTAAGAGATAAATATGAATCTGAATGGCACAGAGGCGATAACACTCACTTCCCGGAAGAATATCTTCCAGCTCTTGAGAGCGATCCAGAGGTACTTTACTGGTGGATTGAGCTTCTTGCAGAGCGTGAGATAAGGCGTCAGGGTTATCGCGGTTATCCTATCAGTATTCAGGGCAATTTCAATCGAGTGTATAATGCTTGGAGGGAGCGTCAGAATTGGGTCAGATAACCAGTGTTGATGTTAATAAAGACATACTTATTGATAGCCTGAAAGCCCAGAACGCAAGGCTAAAAAAGCTCCTCCGCGAAACAGCAGAAGAGCGAGACAGATATAAATCCTTGTGGGAAACAAATCGGATTCAAAATGAATTTTCAGAAAAGGAGCGAAAAGCAAATCGGCGATTAGAACAAGAGAAAAAACAAGAGCGGTTGCTGTCCGGCGTAAAATCGGACGGCGTTCCAATAGCTCATGCGGCGGATTCGATTCGTTCCTATGATGAAATGTGTGTTGTACTGGATAAGCTTAAAAACACAGGACGAATGGGAATACGAAACTGGGCTATGTTCCGTTGCGGCATTTGCTTCGGTCTTAGAGCAAGCGACCTCGTTAAATTAAAATGGGGTTGGATCATGGACGACGACGGCGAGTTCAGAGACCGTATACCCGTAGTCGAGAGCAAGACATCTAAAATCAATCGGTGTTTCATTTCAGATGCGATAAAGGAAACGCTTACAGAATATCGCAAGTGGCTCGGCGGACGCAACTGTTCTCCCGATGATTATATCTTCTCGAAGAACAACGGCGGGAGACTACAGGAGCAAAGCTATTCACGATATCTCAAAAGCGCGGGAAAGGAAGCGGGGTTGCCGATACACATCTCGTCTCACACCATGAGGAAATCATTTGCCAATATAGTGCTGTGTTGTCACGACGGCGGTGCGAATGATTATGCTATGAGAGATTTACAGGGTATGCTCGGACATTCAGATGTAAGAATTACGATGAGCTACCTCAAAGACACAATCCTTAGATACGACGAAGCAAGAAAGGCGGTATCAGATTTCGTCCTCGGAAAAACAGACATAAACGAGCTGGTTACTTCAAAACAGGTCTCCAATAATGAAATTTACGAGCTTTGCAAAGAAATGTTTGAAAAACAAGTTGCGTAAATTATTTTCATAGTTTTTGGTAAATCAACAAAGTGAGGTGATATACTTGACTCGTAAGAACAAGAGAGCACTCGCGAGAGCTGCTCGATACATAAACGATAGGGTCGAATTTGCAAACGACATCTTAGATGACGAAGAGGATCGACTCGATGGTTGGGCGGAGAATCTGAAAGGTTCTCAAAAACATATGGACGCAGAAGACTTTGTGGAAGATGTCCGCGAACAGTTTGATATAATAACTGATGCGGTAGAAGAAATACGGTCTTTGTGCGGAATAGAAGACTAAAAAAAGAAGACTCCCCACGAAAGGGTAAAAGCGTTTGGCGACGGCTTCCCAATTCGATGAGGAGGAACGACATTCGTATGCTCTTATACTAAACACTGGCGTGTTTTTATAGGGGCATAGTCCTGCCATTGTCATTATAACACAAGGGCGGTTGAATGTCAACGAGAAAATAGGAGGAATTTATTATGCAGAAACCTAAAATTGTTTACATTGCCGTTGACGACGACGATTATGAGCTTCCGTTTGCTATGGGCGACACGATGCGAGAGCTCGCCGAAGAGATTTGCGTCTCTACTTGGGATATATGGAACTGCGTCAAGAATCGGGGACGCAGTACAACGCCTTTCAATCATACATATCGTGTCGAGAAAGTTAGACTTGCCTCTGACATGGAGGACATACTCGACTTTGGCACGGACAGAGACATTTACAACATAACAATTAATGCCTATGTATAAGTCAAATTCAAAAATAATAAAAGGTCTTTCGTTTGCTCTGGTGCTGAGCATAGGAGCGTTTCTTATGGTCGGTAATGCCTTGCCGGTAGAAGCTCCGAGCGCAGAGGTAGTTGAAATCGAAACTGAAAACGAATCAGTTTTGGATTTGAAAACGGAAATTGAATCCGAAACAGAAATCGCCTCTACCACAGAGCAACAAAGACCCACCGATTCAAAGACAAAATATGACGATATAATCGCCGAGATTGCCGAGAAGTACGGTGTCTCGGCGGCTCTTATCAAAGCAGTTATCAAAACGGAAAGTAATTTCAATCCGACTTTGATTAGCGCGACCAACGACTACGGTTTGATGCAAATCAATGCTTGTAATGTATCGTGGCTTACAGACGAGTTGGGTGTCACAGATTTGTTTGATCCAGCACAGAACATCGAAAGCGGCGTGTACATCCTTAGCGGGTATCTAAAGCGCTATTCACTTGCAGATGCGCTGATGGCTTACAACTGCGGCGAGGGTGGAGCAAAACGCCTATGGAAACAGGATATTCACTCTACTCACTACACGAAAAGGGTATTGGGAAACTTGGATGAATTTGGAGGACTTTATGAATAGACATAAATGTTTCGCAGACAGAGGAAGCTGCTGCGGTGTGCTTACAGAAAAGCTGTGCGAATATGGCGGGTGCCGGTTCTACAAGACCGAACAGCAACTCTACAACGAAAGGCAGTTTGTAGACAGATACATACAGAAGAAATACGGAGTTAGCCGTAGGGAATATGTGAGAAACAAATATGGCAGTGAGCTTTTGAGGTATAGGAGGAGAAGAAATGAGGAAGTCTAAACTTCTCACTCTAATAGCTCACGAGGTTGTGCCTCGGAAATGTGTAAACAACATGGAGTTTGTTGGCTATGTTGCTCGGTGCAATCAGTGTGGCGAACCAATAGCAATCTACTATAAACTCGACGACGAGCTGAGGGTTGCGGTTCTGCCGAGATTCAAAAGATATAAGGAACAGATAGAAAACAAATTAAGGAAAGGAAATGATTTATCGAGTGGAAAATAAAATGACATTATTTACGAACGAAGAGCTTGGAAATGTTAGGGCTTTGGAGATCGACGGCGAGCCGTATTTTATCGGCAAGGATGTAGCAACGGCTCTGGGATATACGAACACCCAAAAGGCTATTCGCGACCATGTTGACAACGAAGATAAGCTGACAGAACGAATCGTTCTGTCAGGTCAGAACCGCGAAGTAGTCTTTATCAACGAGTCTGGTCTTTACAGTCTTATCCTCTCAAGCAAGCTCCCGAAAGCAAAAGAGTTCAAGCATTGGATAACCGCCGAAGTCCTGCCCGTTATCCGTAAGACAGGTGGCTATGTAAACGATACGAAACAGTTCGTCGATTACTACTTTGCGGACTGCAATACATATGGGCGAGAAGCTATCACGCTTATGCTCAACGAAACAAAACGAATGGCAAATCAGCTAAAAGCTCAGGCTCCGAAGGTGCTGTTCGCTGAGGCTGTAGAAAGCTCGAAGACATCTATTCCAGTCGGCGACCTTGCGAAGCTTATAAAGCAGAACGGCGTCGATATTGGACAGAATCGTCTCTTCTCGTGGCTGAGAATGAACGACTATCTGATAAAGTCGGGCGACAGAAAAAATATGCCGACGCAGAAGTCTATGGACTTAGGACTGTTCGAGGTTAAGATATCGACTTTCTACAGACCCGACGGCACGGTGGATATCTCGAAGACGCCAAAAGTTACAGGTAAGGGTCAGACTTATCTTATTAACAAATTCTTGTCGAGTTTGAAGGGGGCGTAAATTTAACCCAAAAGGAATTGGGCTTTGAAAGGTCAGCCATAATAGACAGGTTTTATAATTTCGATTATAACAGATAATATCCTACAAATAGATGGTAGGGAACGACTGTCACTCGTCCGTGCCATGTGGGTTTTCCTTCTTTTTTGCAGGTATTGATAAGCTCAATTATAATAGATAATATCCTGCAAATTGAAGTGATCAACTCATAAGTTGACATATGCATTACTCCTTCCTTAGAGACTTGCGAGGTGCGAATAGCTGCGCTCGCTGTACCCCTATAAGTAATACTATTATGGCTGACCTTTTAAAGCCCAATTCCTTGCTTGATAAAATTAAAAGGAGCGCGAGTCAGTATAAAGAAAATCCTCATAGGCGGTAGCCCTTGTACAAAGTGGAGTATCGCTCAGAAAAACGGAAGAGAAGTTTTGCCTAAAGGTGTCGGTTGGGAGCTGTTCGAGAACTATCGGATGGCGAAAGAGAAATTCCAGCCCGACATCTTTTTATATGAGAATAACAAGTCGGCGGCTCAGCCCATAAAAGACGCGATTTACTCTGCTCTTGGAGGGGACAAAGACTCATCAGTTCGGCTTACACACATAGACAGCGCGTTGGTTTCGGCACAACATCGTCAGAGGTTTTATGTTACGAATTTTGGTGATATAGAACAACCAGAAGATAGAGGAATTTTACTTTGCGATGTACTTGAAAGCGGAAAAGATTTGTCTTGCCGCGAAAAGGCGTATACGCTTACAGCCAGCTATGGCGGAGCGGTAGCGTGGAACACCTTGGAAAGAAATCAACGAACGATGGTTGCAGAGCCAGTATATGCAGAATTTGCGGTTGGCGAATCAATTCAAAAAATGATTCCTGCTGTTGTTGATAGATTTGGTTATTTACCTGAAAAATTTAATGCATACAACCGTACTGAAATAAAGGATAAATCTCCGGCACTTACAACGGGAAGCATGGTTACAAGCAGTTGTGCCACTACGATTTTGACGCCGATACGCATAGGAACTATAGAAAGCAATGTAAAGAATAAGTCGCACGACAGCAAACAATATCGTGTATATAGTCCCGACGGAAAAGCAACTACGCTTTGTGGACAAGGCGGCGGAGTCGGCGCAAAAACTGGATTGTATGCCTGTCCCATAAACGAAATTGACGGCAAGCCGATATACACGGTTAAGAATGGATTAATAACCATCAAGGACAAACAATACCCGATTAAGCTCGCCGATGGCTATTACCTTATACGAAAGCTTACACCGTTAGAATGCGAGAGACTACAAACTCTTCCAGACGGTTATACGAGCGGAGTTAGTGATACTCAGCGATATCGTGCTATCGGCAATGGGTGGACGGCAGAGGTTATTATACATATTTTAAATCATGCTCTTAAAGACATCCCGAGAGACGAAGAGCTTGTAGTCTTGTCTATGTACGACGGTATAGCAACCGGTCGGTATTGCTTGGATAAGATGGGCTTTACGAATATCAAGTATTATGCCTATGAAATAGATCCATATCCGATAAAGATAGCGATGTCAAATTATCCCGATATCATCCAGTGTGGCGATGCCTTTCGGGTTAGGGATGATGATTGGAAAATTCCGGACTAAAAGGAATCGGGTTTTGATTTGAAAAATGAAAATGAGAAGGGGAGATGAAATGGCTCAGGATTGGAACGGCGATGCAAACTCTGTGTATAAAATTATCGGCGCGTCGAACCACTCAAATGAAAGCAGGGCGGACGACGACTATTACGCGACTGACCCGAAGGCAGTTGAAGAGCTGCTGAAAAGAGAGAAATTTTCTCACTATGTGTGGGAACCTTGTTGTGGTGGAGGACACATATCAAAAGTGTTGGAGGCTCACGGCTACGACGTTCTGTCGAGTGACATTGTGGATAGGGGTTATCCAAATACATATGTGGCGGACTTCTTAAGTGTTGCTCCCCCTGTTGAGTGTATATCACGCGATATAATCACAAACCCGCCGTACAAACGTGCCAAGAAATTCATAGAGAAAGCTTTAGAGATATCTATGGATTCAACTAAGATAGCGATGTTCCTAAAAACTACTTTTCTCGAAAGCAAAGGACGAAGAGAGTTTTTTTGTGAGAATCCGCCAAAATATGTATATGTTTTTTCGGACAGAATGAAGTGTGCTCCAAACGGCGATTTTAGCAAAATAAAGTCGAGCGCAATATCGTATGCGTGGTTTATTTGGGAAAAGGGGTTCAAGGGCGAACCGAAAATTAGATGGATATAAAATCAAGGAGGAAATCAAATGATATTTAATATTGTAATGATAGTTATAGCTGTGGTTCTTGCGGCTGTAGGTGTGATTTTAGCTTACAAAAAGAGAGAATACGGAGACGACGTTCCGGCGGCAATTCCTATAGTAAGTTCTGTGTTGGCGATATGTCTGCTTGTACTCTCAGCTTCGGCGGTTATTGTGCCGACCGGATATACGGGAGTGAGAACGACGCTCGGTCAGATAAGCGACCAGCCTGTACATAGTGGTTTCAACTGGAAAGCGCCCATTGTTCAGAGCATAAAGCTCGTAAATAACAAACAGCAGGACGCGCAGTTCGGCGGCGATAAAATCTGGTCGGAGACTAAAAGCAGAACAGCAATTTACTACGCAGACGTGACCGTTACTTATCAGATTAATCCCGACAGGTCGGCGTGGATCTACGCTAATGTCTCGGACTACAAGAACTCTCTGGTGTCCGAAAATATAGTTGCTTCGGCTATTAAATCCAGTAGCAAAGTGCTTAGTGATACCGACGCGACGAACCGCTCGGTAGTTGAACCGCTGATCATGAAAAATCTTCAGGCTTCTATAGACGAGAAGTACGGCGAGGATGTTGTTGCGATACTCAAAGTGACGGTAAACGACATTGACTTTGACGAGTCATATCAGGCGGCGATAGCATCAAAACAACAGGCTCAGCTTGCGGCAGAACAGCAGGAAATCGAAAATAAAAAGGCTGTGGATAAGGCAAAGGCAGACGCAGAGGCGAAGCTTATAAAATCTAAGGCTGAAGCCGAAGCAAATGACACTCTTGAGAAGTCCCTGACGGATAAGATTCTTAAAGAAAAATACATAGAAAAGTGGGACGGAAAGCTCCCGAGTGTGATGACCGGCGACGATGGAAGTTCGATAATGATTCAAAAGTAAGGAGGGAATGAATGAGAGTATTACTGCTGTTGCGCGGTAGTGCTGGGTGTGGTAAGTCAACATGGATTGAACAAAATGGACTTGAACCCTATACACTATCCGCCGACGAGATAAGGTTGATGTACGCTTCGCCCACTTTAAATGTTTGTGGCGAAGAGTGTATAAGTCAGTCGAATGATACTAAGGTCTGGAAGACACTCTTTCAGATTCTTGAGTCTCGAATGGAGCGAGGAGAGTTCACCGTTATTGACGCGACGAACTCCAAAACTTCCGAGATGAAGCGCTATGCGGAGCTTTGTAACCGTTATCGCTATAGGATTTATTGTGTAGACTTTACCGACATTCCTATTGAGGAAACCAAAAGGCGAAATAAAATGCGACCTATAGTCAAACAGGTTCCTGAAACGGTAATCGACAATATGTACGCTCGTTTCGCTACTCAGAAAATTCCGTCGGGGATAACCATTATAAAACCGAATGAACTTTCAAGGGTGTGGTTTAAACCTATGGATGTTTCGGAATACGATGCGGTTCACTTTGTTGGAGATGTTCATGGCTGCTATACGGCACTCAAAGAAGCAATCGGGGATGTCACCGAGAAACCTAATGAGCTGTTTGTGTTCTGCGGAGACTATACTGACAGAGGAATTGAAAATGCAGAGGTAGTAAAGGAGCTTCTTCGCATCTATAAAGAACCGAATGTATATCTCATAGAGGGAAATCATGAGAAACATATGTGGGTTTGGGCTAATGACGGAACTACCGGGTCAAAAGAGTTTGAGATGCATACAAGAGCTCAGCTTGAAAGCGCTTCTTTTACTAAAAAGGATGTTCGCAAACTTTACAGAAGTTTCGGGCAATGCGCCTATTATATATATCGTGGCAAAACTATATTGGCTACACACGGTGGTCTTAGTACGCTGCCCAACAATCTCACGCTGGTAGCTACCGACCAAATGATTAAAGGCTCCGGGAATTATAGCGACGCCGATGTTGTTGATCAGTCTTTCTGCGAAAATACTGATGCTTATCAGGTGCATGGGCACAGAAATCTTAAAGGAAATCCCATTCAGACTTGCAGAGCTTTTAATCTTGAGGGGAATGTTGAGTTTGGAGGCTCTATAAGAGTTGTTAGTTTCGTTGGTAATGAGATAAAGGTGAGCGAGTTTAAAAACAATATATATTTACCGACTGAAGAGAGAATTGATTATACCGCAAAGATAAAAAAGAACGAGTCTGTTGCAGATGCCATTCTGGCTCTGAGAGGTAATAAGCAGGTAGTCGAGAAGCAGTTCGGTGATATCTCGTCTTTTAACTTCTCAAAACAGGCTTTCTTTGACAAGATATGGGATGAGCAGACGATTAGGGCACGAGGTTTGTATATCAACATTCCCAAAGGAAAAATAGTCGCAAGAGGCTATACAAAGTTCTTTAATGTAAACGAGCGACCGGAGACAAAGTTTGATATGTTACAGCACAAGCTTAAGTTTCCCGTGACTGCGTATGTTAAAGAAAACGGGTTTCTCGGGTTAGTTTCATATAACGAGATAGATGATTCGCTGTTTGTTACAACGAAATCTAATCCGGATGGTAATTATGCATCGTGGCTCAAAGAGATGATAGATAAGAAAATCCCTGTTGATACACAGCAGAAAATGAAAGAATTTTCAAGGGAGAACAATGTAACATTTGTGTTTGAGTGTATTGATATACAGAGAGATCCGCACATAATTGATTATCCGGAAAATCATCTTTTCTTGCTTGATATTGTTTACAACGAGTTGAAGTTCAAAAAGTTCAGTTATGACGAGCTTATAAGTGTTGCAGACAAGTTCGGGCTCGAACACAAAGAGCGAGCTGTCGTAATTAACGATTGGCAGACATTCTTCGATTGGTATTACACGGTCACAGCACCTGATTATCTGTATAACAACAGGCATATAGAGGGATTTGTCGTCGAAGATGCCGACGGTTATATGGTTAAGCTTAAACTTGCTTACTATAATCTCTGGAAATACCTTCGCGGCGTTTCCTACAAGGTTCTTAGACGCGGACATCTTGATGGCAAGGAAACTTCGTCTCTTACAACGCCATTAATGAATCAGTATTATGCGTGGCTTAAACGAATTTACGCAGAAATAGAGGATAAAGAGTCGATACCGCGTGATATCTGCTCGCTTAGAAAACTATTCTACGCATCGGACGAAGGAAGAAATTTTACAAAGGAGGGAAACGATAATGATTGATGCATTTATTTTTAACATTCTTAATCTGATTGGTCTTTATGGTAAAGCAATTCTTGTGCTCATCGAGAAAATACTTGGACTGTAAGGTGGTGAAGCTATGCAGGGCAAAAACATTAAAGTACACCTTAAAAGAAAAATAGGTGATTGGGTGTCGAGTGTTGATGACGAAGCCATAAAAGATGCTATTAGCGACAATGCTATTATAACTGGCGGTGCGATTGTGTCACTTCTTCAAGACGAGAAACCGCATGATTATGACGTATATTTCAGAAACGAAAAAGCGTTAATACAGGTGGCGGAATATTATGTCAAAAAATATACTGAATTTGTCAAGGATAAACTTGATGATAAAGGCGTAAAACCTACTGTACAGAGATGCTATTGGAACAAATCGTCAGAGAGATGGACTGTATTAGAAGAAAACGATAAGAAACGAGACGATGAGAGGGTGCGTGTTTTCGTTCGTAGTGTCGGAGCAGTTGGCGTTGACTATATTCCTCACGAGGAAACTGATGCCCAATATCGCAGAGCGATGGCGTTAATAGGCGACGAGTTGAAGAAGAGCACCAAAATTTCGGTTGACGACTTACCGCCATACAGTCCGATATTTATTACAAATAATGCTATTACACTAAAAAATGGAGTTCAGATTGTACTTAGATTTTACGGAGAACCCGAAGAGATACATAAGAACTACGATTTCGTCCATTGTACTTCATATTGGACGAGCTGGAATAACGCATTAGTTATGCCGCCGAGAGCTCTTGAGGCTATTATTAATAAAGAACTCTATTACATCGGTAGTAAATATCCGTTGTGCTCGGTAATTCGTGCGCGAAAGTTTTTAAAGCGCGGATGGAATATAAATGCAGGGCAATATGTCAAAATGATACTACAGCTTAACGCTCTTGATCTTACTAATCTTCATGTTTTTGAAGAACAGCTTATCGGGGTTGATAGCGCGTATTTTGGCGCTGTTATTAATAAGGTAGACACACTACGAGAGGAAGGACAAAAGGTTGATGAGACTTATCTAATAAACCTCATTAACGAAGTGTTTGATGAAGGCGTTGAGGAGAATTACGGTTAAAATCCGAAATGGTTTTAATAATAAAAATGAAAAGGGGTAAAACAAATGGGATTTCAGAAAGCAAAAAGAGAACAGATTTGGCTTAAGGTGCTGCTCGCGGGTCCAAGTGGAAGCGGTAAGACTTTTTCGGCGCTGAGACTGGCGAAGGGCATAGCCGCCGCTGCGGGTGGTAGAGTTGCCGCAATCGACACGGAGAATGGTCGTATAAGATATTACGCAAATGAGTTCGACTTCGACGACCTTCAGCTTCAGGCTCCGTATACTCCCGAGAAATACATTCAGGCTATTGAGGATGCGGTTGACGGCGGATATAAGACTCTTGTTATCGACAGCATAACTCATGAGTGGGATTACTGTGTTGATTATCACGACAAGATGCCGGGCAATTCTTATACCAACTGGGGTAAGGTAACTCCGAGACATGACGCCTTTATGGAAAAGGTTCTTCAGTCTCCCATACATATTATATCCACCGTTAGAGGCAAGGACACTTATGTTCTTGAGGATAGAAACGGAAAACAGGTTCCTAAGAAAGTCGGTATGGGCTACAAGCAGAGAGACAACACGGAGTATAACTACACTCTAACCTTTAATATCGCACAGGACACCCACATAGCGGAAGCTCAGAAAGATAATACACACCTCTTCGAGGGCAGATACGATGTGCTGACCGAGCGCGACGGCAAGGCTCTGTTTGACTGGGCAAACGCTGGCGACGCTCCCGCTCCGAAGCCGGTTAATAAATCCGCCGCAGAGGAAGAGCTGGTTGCAGATGTTCCTGTGGCTGAGAAGTCTAAGATAGAAATGGCTATAGACAGCATTAACAAACTCGCCAAAGAACTTGCAGACAGCGGCGTGGCGAAGAAAACGATTTCAGACACCATCAAGTCAGTTTCGGGTAGCGCAAACTACAATAAGATAACTGACTTTGAGGTAGCAACAGATGTTTACAAAGAGCTTGTAGCTCTTAGAAATAAGGAGGACTAATTTATGGTAGAGAATAATGTAACAATCATCGGCAGACTTACGGGCGACGTAGAAATAAGAACCGCCGGTAACACAGACAACAGAGTGGCGAATTTCACTGTGGCTGTTAATCGCCCCAAAAGAAAGGACGCAGAAGACGAAGCAGATTTCATCCGTGTCAGGGCGTGGAACTCAACCGCCGATTTTATCGAAAAGTATTTCGGCAAGGGTTCCAAGATAGGTCTCAGAGGTTCCATTCGTACAGACTCGTATAAAAACAAGGACGGCGAGAACAGAAGTGTGACATATATCCTTGCTGATGAGGTCTGCTTTATCGAGTCTAAGTCAACTTCCAACGGCAGCTCTGAACCGAAAGCAAAGGCGAGCACAAAGAAAGCAAATGTTGATGTCGCTACTGACGACGACGATCTGCCGTTCTGATGAGACATATGGAAAAATACAGCTTTTCTAAGTTGTCTTCTTTCCATCAGTGTCCGCTGCAATATTGGTATACATATATAGCTCGTGAGCAGGGAGAAAATAATGCTTTCGCACAGTACGGAAGTTTCGTTCACTCCCTGCTCGAACGCTGGGGCAAAGATGAACTTGCCGAGTATGAGTTGCTGGGTGAATATGAAGATAAGTTCTTCGACCGTGTAACTCAGGAATTTCCACCCAACAAATACACCGACTTGAGTAAGAAATATTACGACGACGGCGTACAGTTTTTGTCAAACTTCGAGGGCGTGGATGCGAAAGAGATACTGGGTGTAGAAGAACACTTCGAGGAGCCAATTGCGGCGGCGGACGGAAGAGATAGCTTCATCATTCAGGGCTTTATAGACCTTATATACATAGACTCGGCGGGACGGTTGGTAGTTCACGACTGGAAATCAAAAGCAAAATTTAAAAACCCCGCCGAGCAGAAGAAGTATGCGAGACAGTTATACATATATTCAATTTATGTCAAGCTGAGATATGGTAAGTTTCCCGATCTACTGAGATTCCATATGTTCCGTAACAGCAAAGATGTGGATATCAAGTTCAACATTGACGACTATTACGAAGCAATAAACTGGATGCAGGAAACGGTAAAGGAAATCCGGGATTGCGGTGAGTTTGAGAGCCGACCGGATGATTTTTATTGCCAATATCTGTGCGACATGAGACTAAAATGCTGTGGGGAGACGGCAACGAAAGAATGATAATTAACGATCTAAATGATATTAAGGAAACTTATGGGCTTATATATGCCGACCCACCTTGGAAGCAAAGCAAGGGTGGTAAGAAGTCTGTGAGAGAGAATAGTAGCGGAAAACCTTTAGATTATCCGACTTGTAGTTTGGACGAAATAAAAGAGCACTTGAGACTTGCAACTGAGTCTACCACAGAGAACTCTATATTATTTCTTTGGACGATAGATAAGTATTTGTTTGAGGCGCAACAGATAGCGGAAAGCTTGGGCTATAAACTTCATGCGAGAATGATATGGGATAAGGTTACTGGAATACCTGCTGCCTTTACGGTAAGGTATGGGCATGAGTATCTTTTATATATGTATAAAGGAAAGCTCACTCCTGTAGCAAAAGATGAAAGAGGGAAAATACATACAGTTTTCCGTGAGCGTGTAACAAAACACAGTAAGAAGCCCGATATTGCCTATGAAATTATCGAGAGGTTATATCCGGATTTAAAGAAACTGGAAATGTATGCACGGGAAACGAGAGATGGCTGGGACAGTTTTGGCAACGAAGTAGCATAAAGTAAAGGAGGTTGATGATTTATACAGGTATTAAAAAGCGATATTCAAAGAGCGAAAGAGAAATTAGGGGATAGAAATGCTGAGATTATGGTTGAGTTGCTCGGTATTACGAACTGGAATCCCTCAAGAAAAGTCGGGTGTTGCCCGAACCCCGAACACATAGACAAGAATCCGTCGTGCTCGTATAACCCCAAGACTTATTCTTTTCATTGCTTTGCGTGTGGCTTTACCTGTGACATCATAGATGCCTATATCACATCCAAGAAGTGTACTTTTCTTGAAGCGTGTGAGATGCTTTTTGATGAGGCGGGTATACAGTATTCATTCGCAGAGCGCGGAACAAAAGACAGGGCATACAAATACCCCAAGCCCAAGTACGCCGACAACAAAGAAGAGGTATATAAGTATTGGCGGAAGAGAAAAATATCACCTGAAACAATAGATTATCTGAATATACAGCAGGACGAAAAAGGAAACACCTTGTTCCAGTATTTCGACTTGAATGACGTGCTCGTAATGTGTAAAGTCCGCAAGTCACGCGCAGTGCCTCACGGTGAACTTAAGATATGGTATCTCGAAAACAGCGATTGCTGTAATGTCCTTTACAACATCAATAAAATAAATACCACTCAGCCGTTGATAATATGTACCGGCGAAGGCGACTGTGCCGCACTCATTGAGTGCGGTTTTTACAACTCCGTAAGCATTAACGGCGGCGACCAGAATACGAAGTGGATTGAAGAGTGCTGGGATTTTCTGCAAGAGTTTGACGAAATCATCCTCGTCCACGACAACGACAGAAGCGGCGAGGAATACATAAAGAAAGTTGCTCCGAGGTTGGGCGAATATCGTGTCAAGGTTGCAGAAATCCCATTGTCTCACACCAATGCAGACGGCGAGAAAGTTCGCATAAAAGACATAAACGAACTGCTGTTCTTTGAGGGGAAAGAGGCGGTCAGAGATGTAATCAATAACGCGAAAGAGTCTGAGATTCCCGCGATAGTCGATTACACCGAAGTAAAGAGATTTGATATGTCGGATGTTGAGGGATTTACAACGGGCTTTGAAGATTTGGACGCTGCGCTCGGCAAGAACTATATGGGTTCTACAACGCTCATAACCGGAATAGCTTCTGCGGGTAAAAGCTCTCTGATATCGACGCTTGTATGCCGATCTATAGAGCAGGGTTATCCTTGTTTTATATACAGCGGAGAGCTTTCAAACCCGTCGTTGAAAAACTGGATTGACTTTGTCCACGCAGGACAGCGGGGGCTTGAAGAAGTGCAGGGCGAACACGGCAAGTATTACAGAATCAAGTCTGATGTGTACAGAAAAATCAATTCCTATTATCGCGGACAGCTTTACTTCTACAAAGATTCGTTCTCGCATAAGACTGAAGACCTCCTCGCGACGGCGGAGAGTGCGGTAAGAAGGCTTGGAGTAAAAACGGTATTCTTCGACAATCTCACATCTGTGGATCTGTCGTGCGACGATAACTCAAAGTGGACTAAGCAGGAAGATTTTATAAGACAAATTATTGACTTTGCGAAACGATGGAATGTAGCTTGCTTTGTGGTTATTCACCCGAAGAAAATGGAGCAGGTACGCAAGATGAGCATCTTTGACCTACAGGGCGTTGCTGCCGCTGCCAACCTTGCACAGCGTGTTATATCGCTGTACCGAGTATCACCTAAAGATAAAAAGGGTGTTGTTGGTAGAAACGGCAAGTTTATTACGCCGCCCATGAAAGGCAGTGTTGTACTTGAAGTTCTCAAAGACCGATATGGTAGTGCGAACAACAAGGAATTTGCTCTGTACTACGACAACCCGAGTAAGAGATTCTACACAACGCCGCAGAATCTTGCCCATGCTTATGGGTGGGAAGTCGCCGACGGCGTGACAAGTGCGGAGTTGCCTTACGGCACTCCTGCTTATGACGAAGATATGGACGAGGAGGTGTTTGGTTGACAGACAACTTAGTAATTTATCATCTACATAGTGATAACAGTCTGCTGGACAGTTGCACAGGCTACAAGCTGTATATCGACAGAGCCGCTGAACTTGGACAACCAGCTATAGCGTTCAGCGAACACGGAAAACCACTCAACTGGGTCAAGAAAAAGATGTATTGTGATGAAAAAGGAATTAAATACATCCACGGCGTTGAGATATATCTCACTGAAAGCCTTAATGAAAGGGTCAGAGACAACTACCATACGGTGCTTATAGCTCGAAACGAACAGGGTGTGAAAGAACTCAACCTTGCAGTGTCGAAATCATGCGATAAAGACCACTTTTATTATGTAAATAGATTGAGTTTTGACGAGTTTCTGAAGCTGTCCAATAACATTATCACGACGAGCGCGTGTCTTGCAAGTCCTCTAAATAAGCTTCCCGTAGACCATCCGATGTACGAGAGTCTTGTCAGACGGTACGACTTCCTTGAGATACAGGCACATGACTGTCAGGAGCAGAGAGACTTTAATGTGCATTTGGCAGAGCTTGCGAAGAAGTACAGTAAGCCGCTGATAGCAGGAACCGATACTCACTCGCTTGACAAATATAAAGCCGAGTGCCGCAAGATATTACTCAAATACAAGAATAAGTCTTACGGTGACGAAGATACATACGACCTCACATATAAGTCCCGCGAAGAGTTGGACGCTGCATTTGCAAGGCAGGGCGTTCTACCTCCCGAGCTTTACAGACAGGCTATGGATAACACGCTTGTAATGGCTGATATGGTAGAGCCGTTCGAGCTTGATACATCCATTAAATACCCAATACTGTACGGGTCGGCTGAAGAGGATAGCCGAATAGAAGCTGAGCGTGTTGACCGAATGTTCAAAGAGAAGCTTGAGACGGGGGTTATACCGCCCGAGCAGGAAGAGGGGTTTAGGTCAGCGTTAGTGGAAGAAAGACGAGTTTTTGAGAAGCTTGGTATGAGTGGTTTTATGCTCTGTATGAGCGAGTTGATATGTTGGTGCAAAGAAAATGATGTACCGGTTGGTCCCGGACGAGGTTCTGCGGGTGGATCGAGAACCGCTTTTGTTACAGATATAATTGACTGCAATCCGGAGCAGTGGCATACAGTATTCTCTCGTTTTGCAAACGAGGATAGGAAAGAAATTGGGGACATCGACGTCGATGTTAAGAAGACCGACCAACCCAAAGTCTTTAATTACATATATAAGCGTTTCGGGGCTCGTAAGACGTCGAGAGTCCCGTCGTTCGGAACTTTACAGAAAAGCGCTGTTATAAAATGTGTCGGCAACGCTCTTGCAAAATATTGGGAAGAAGAGAGAACCGGCAAACCTTTTAAACCCGCTGATAAATTTTCGCCAGACAATCCGTATTCTCTGTCTAATGTGGATAAGATTGCAAGTCAGTTCGCGACGGATGAGGGCGGTACAAGGACTAAATTTCCTAAACTTTTTTACTATTACGACGGGCTTTTAGATACGAAAGTTTCTCAGTCAATTCATGCTGCGGGTATAGTAATCAGTCCGTTAACCCTCGATGATACATATGGGGTCTTCGATAAGGACGGCGACCCGTGCCTTTTTATAGATATGGACGAATTGCACGAAGTCGGAGCGGCAAAGTTTGACTTTCTCCCGCTTAGTAATGTTGGAATTATTAGCGATACCTGTAAACTCGCGGGTATACATTATCCGCGTATGAATGAGATTAATTTTGACGACCAAGCAGTATGGAAAGATATGCTAAGAAGTCCCGTAGGAATTTTTCAGATGGAATCATCTTTTGCGTTCTCACTGTTAAAGACGTTTGAGCCCCATTCAATTTTTGATATGGCTTTGGTGACAGCCGCTATTCGACCGTCGGGAGCTTCGTATAGAGATAGGCTAATGAAAAAGATTCCTAATAAAAACCCGTCAAAGGAAATAGACGAGCTCCTTAAGAATAACTTAGGGTATCTAATATTTCAGGAGGATATTATAGCATTTCTTCAGCAAATGTGTGGGTTGTCAGGTAGTGAGGCTGATAATGTTAGACGAGCTATAGGGCGTAAAGACGCCGAGAGGTTAGAGAAAGCAATACCAAAGATACTTAACGGGTATTGTGAGCATTCGAGTAAACCAAGAAAAGAAGCAGAAGAGGATGCGAAGGCTTTCTTAAAGGTAATCGAGGACGCATCTGAGTACAGTTTTGGTTACAACCACGCTGTAGAATATTGTCTTACGGGGTATTTGTGTGCATATCTTCGCAAATATTATCCCTGTGAATTTATTACGACTTATCTGAACAGAGCTGCCAAAGAAGAGGATGTCGTCAACGGTACTACGCTTGCCGCCGAATATGGATTTAAGGTAACACCTCCTCGTTTCGGCGCGTCGAGAGATGTCTTCTATTTTAACAAGGAGAAAAAAGAAATAGCAAAGGGGTTGACGAGTGTTAAGTATATGTCCGCTGCTCTTGCAAATGAGCTGTATGACATATACGATGAGGTAAAAGGGAGACCGTTTATGGAGGTTCTTAAGGCTCTCTCGAAGACCTCTATTGATACGCGACAGCTCGATATCCTAATTAAAATTGGCTACTTTGAAGAGTTTGGAAATATGGGAGAGCTGCTGAAGCTTGTACAGGTGTACTCGTTCTTTAAGAACGGAACTGCAAAATCTGTTAGCAAGTCCAAGGTTGTAGGTTTCCTTACGGATATCATCTCAGATTATGCGACGGATAAGGGCGTTAAGGGGAATGAGCTTAAGTCTTACACAATAACCGACATGGACGGGCTTTTAGTTGCCTGTGAAGAGCAAATCAGAAAATCAGATGTTCCGGACTTAACCCTTAAAGTCAAAATACAGAATAGTATCGAGTATCTTGGCTATGTTGGTATTCAGACCGGACTGCCCGAAGACCGTCGTAAACTTCTAATAACAGAAGTATTCCCTATGCGTGGACAGAACGGTGTGCCGTGGGGATATAAAGTGAATACGCAGAGTCTGGGTACAGGTAAGCAGTCGTCGTTGACGATACCGGCGAGAATATATGCCGAGAATCAGGTGGCGAAGGGTGATATCGTGTATGCCGACAACTGCTACAAGAATCCGAAAGGATATTGGTATCTTAATTCCTATAGAAAGATATGAGGTGTAAAATGAAGCCACAATCCAAGAGAGATAAAAGAGCTCAGATTCTTTACGATGAATTACAGTATTGGGGTTTAATTAGTTATGAGTCGGATATGAGAGCTGTAAAAGCTATTGCTAATGAGTTGCCTCAAAGAATGTTAGTAAGGGTAATTTCAAAATTAAGAAGGATGCGCGGCGCTTCGTGAGGTATTGAATCGAGTTTATCGAAACACAGATGATTGCGAACAGATATGGTTGAGTCGGTTAAGACAGTTAATGATAAGCTTTATGAGATTGCTTATAAAGACGGTAATCTTGAAATGAAAGAAATAAAATGATGGTTGCGCGCAACTGTAGGAAAGGAGATTAGGTAGTATGATGATTTATGTGATACCTAAAGACGATGATAAACCTATTAAAATCGTTTTTGAGGGTGGGAAAGGGTCTAATCCCATAGTAGAGGATGATCAGGTATATTTTATTGATGAGCACCCAAGTCCTGAAGAAGTTGGAAAAGCGTTTAGAACATTATATGAAAGATTAATGTCTATAGAAGAAGTTTTCGAGAAGCAGATACCAAAGAAGCCGATAAACGAAGGGTGCTATTACTTATGTCCTTGTTGCCGAGGCGACTTGGGTGTTTCGGATGATGATATTTTTATCTATGAACTTTCGATGCCTAAATATTGCAGTAATTGCGGATGTGTGCTTGACTGGACGGAGGTAAAGAATGAGTGATTATATCGACCGCAATGAACTAATAAAACATATTAAAGATTTGCCGACGTGGTGGGGAGACGACTCTGTGGGATGTGCGTTTTACCTAACAAGAGCAATAACAAGTATTGAGAACGCTCCTGCCGCAGATGTACAAGAAATTAAACACGGCGAATGGATTGAGGATAGCTATTACGATATTCCTTGCGTATGTTCATGTTGCGGAGCGGAAGCGCAATATACAAGCACCTTTAAAGAAACATTTGACTATGATTGGGAAGAAAACTTATGCCCTACAGGGTACGAAGAAATAAGAGAATATATTAGAACGCCGTTTTGTTCTAATTGCGGCGCAAAAATGGACGGAAAAGAGGTTGAGGGAGAATGACATACGAACAAACAAGGGAACAATTTTTGCTTGCTTGGAATTCAAACGCTTATCTCAATATGTGCGAATCGGACGATATGCACAACGCTATTGTTGCCCTCGAAAAGCAGATACCGAGAAAGCGTGTTGAGGTAAGGAATGAAATAGTGTGCCCGACTTGCAAAACATTAGTTGGGTCAAGCCCTTATTGCCGATACTGCGGACAGGCTTTAGATTGGAGTGATACCGAATGAAAATAGGATATGTTGCCAAACGCAACCTTGAACTAAATCCGCATTTGGCGGAAAAGTTCAAGTTCAAAGAAGCATCGTTCACAAGAAGAATCTCAAGCCGTGGAGATAGGGTTTACTCGAAAATGTTGGCGCGCCCGATTGACTATGAAGAGATTGTGGACAACGCCAACTGGATGAAGGACAGCCCCGGGTTAATCCTCGTTGGTGAGCCTTTTCTCCTTGATAATGAACTGAGAGAAAAGTGTCTGCGTTGGTGCGAATGGGCGAACAAAGTTGACGAAAGTGAGTACAGTTTTTTCGCTGATAGGGAGTGATACCAATGGCTGACGCTGACAGATGTGTTTGCTGCGAAGACCCACGAAAGACGGGCTTGGTATGCGCCATGTGTTTGAGGAGTTAAACCGAATGTATGGCGACGGATTTATAAAATACGAATAGGGAGGTAAAGAACAATGCGTGATATACTTTTTCGTGGCAAGCGAACAGATAACGGCGAATGGGTTGAGGGATATTATTATAAAGCTAAATATTACAGAACTGATGATGAGCTTTGTGATTATATTACTGTTCCGCACCCAAAAGAATACAACGAGCCAAGTTCGCACTATATTGTAAACCCTGAAACCATAGGACAGTACATAGGTCTGAAAGATAGAAAAGGCACAAATATTTTTGAGGGCGATATAGTAAAGAGAGTTTGGTTCGGCAAAAAGAGCATTTATCAAATTGTCTATGACAACGATCTCACGAGTTTTATCGGGCGAGCGGGTGTGAGATTTACAACATTTGACTATGGTTCAACCGAATTTGAGGTCATCGGCAATATCTACGATAATAAGTTGGAGGATTTTTAAAATGGATTATAGCGATTGTTTAGGATATCAGCTTGGATTTTGTCGGTTTAGGTGTACCAAACCTGAAAGCTGTGATAATTTCAAAAGCAAATCGAAGTTAATCGTGTTGCCGTGTAGCGTTGGAGACACAGTTTGGTATATCACAGGAATAAGACACAATCTAATTAAGCCGGCAAAAATAGAAGAAATTATTATAGGCAAAGACGGCATAAAAGACTTATATGTGCAGGGTGATAGTTGCAGTTTTGAAAACTCGTTTGATATTTTTTATACTACCGAAGAAGAGGCACAAAGAGCTCTTAAAGGAGGCAACAAGGAGGTAACGGATAATGGCTGATGCAGACAGATGTGTTTGCTGCGGAGAAATAGTCCCCGAGGGACGGCAGGTATGCCCATCGTGTACGGCAGCATACATAATGACGAGAGATATGGGTAACGGAAGGAATCCCGACAGAATAGACGGCTTTCTTGAAACGCTTGGTCGGGCGTGGAAGAGGGTTCCCGATTGGAGGTTCTTTCAGCTGATATGCAACATCCAAAGAGCAATGAACTCTGATGGATTTTATTTAGAGGACGGTGACTCCGAGCAGTTTATTAAGGAGATGTTTAAGTGAAAAAAGAGTTTAATGAGTGCGTCGGATGTCCACCCGAACTTGGGTGTATCGGTGACTCGTGTCCACATAGGCGTGTTACTCGATACTTCTGCGACAAGTGCGGTGAAGAGGAGACACTTTATTATGTGGACGGCGACGAGCTGTGTGCAGAATGTGTGCTTGACGGGCTTGATGTTGTCGAGGGTTCGGATGAATAGAGAGGAGAGGTTCAATGATAAAAATTGAGAATGTTGTAGCACCTTCTACTGAACAGTGGGAGGCGATTATTAGGGGCTGTCGAAATCCAATGAATAGCTGGAATAAGAGTGACAGCTATTATCCCGAAGAGTATCGTTACGGCGATCTTCCCAGTGATGCTGTTGATATCGGCGACAACGACCTTAATCTTATGAAGCGTCTTTGTAGCGCGGGTACAGACCACAGAAAGTTCATGAGAATGATCCCTGTTTACTTAGACATTATTGCTCCTTTGTATTTTTGGAAAGAATTTTCGACTTACAAGGTGGGCACCGTTGCAAACTCCTGCTCGACTATGCATAAGATTCATGCGAAGGAATTTACGTTGGAGGATTTTTCACACGAACACCTGCTGTCTGAATATAATACGAGTTCTTATTTCGTCCCGGAACATGACGAAAACAGAGCAGATATACGACCGGTAATAGGATTTCCGGATTATGACGTTAGTGAATTTGGAGACGTTTACTCTTGGAAGTCTGGCAAAAGGGTTTTATTGAAGCTAAGAACCGACATTGATGGATATAAAACCGTAGGGCTTTATAAAGACGGCAAGTGCAAAAGAGTTAAGGTGCACCGACTGGTAGCTGACGCATTTATCCCCAAAGGAAAAGGGAAAGACTGCGTAAACCACAAAGACGGGAATAAATGGAACAACTCCGTTGGCAATCTCGAGTGGTGTACGCGAAAGGAAAACTCGACACACGCAAGTGAAACCGGCTTGCTTGTGTACGGAAGTAAGCAGCGAATTGGAAGGGCAAAGCAAAGAAGGCTTACACATGAGCAAGTACAGTTGATAAAAGAACTATATCACTCGGATGGCGTATCTCAAAGAGAACTCGGGAGAATGTTTGGCTGCGATCATTCTGTCATTTCCGAAATCGTAACTGGCAAGATTTATAACGACATATCCATTTTTCCGTTAGAACTTCTGGAAGAGACAATAGATAAGCTGAATGAACTTAGATGCGCGTATTTGGAGAGCGGAGATAAGGGTTACTGGTACTCCATGATTCAGCTTCTTCCGTCCTCTTACAATCAGCGCCGCACTGTAATGCTAAACTACGAAGTGCTTGCTAATATTTATAAGTCCCGCCGCAACCATAAGCTTGACGAGTGGGTCAAGTTCTGTGAATGGATTAAAACCCTTCCATATTCAGAGTTGATAACAGGGGAGTCCAAAGACAAGAATGAAACCGAGGGCGAGGACGAGGAGGACTAATATGGACGCAGTAAATTACCTTAAGACAAAAGAACGAATGTGTGGGAAGTCATCTGACTGTCTCATGTGTCCGCTTGCTATGGGCGAGCCCTTTGGCTGTGAGACCGTTGAATCCCAGCGTCCCGAAGAGGCTGTCGAGATAGTTGAAAAATGGAGCGTAGAACACCCGGTAGAGACATACATGAGTGACTTCCTCAAGAAGTTCCCGAACGCGATACTTAACAATGATGGCTATCCCTCTGATTGCGTGAGATACCTTTACGGCAACGACCATACTCCACTCGGCGACCGTGGGTGCGCTGGTGTTTCTTGCTCAACTTGTTGGAATAGACCTATAAAGAAAGAGAAGTGTAGATATTATAAGGCTGAACACGGAGCAAAAGTGTGCATCGGTCAAAAGGGTGAGCCGTCGTGTAAGTGTGGCGGCGACGTGAATTGCTGTGAGAGAGACTAAAAGGAGAAGATAAATGGGTTATTACTTTAACAGAGAAGATATTTTAAATGGCGCAAAAGACTGCGTTTGCAGGAGCAGGGAGGCGGACTACAGCTCGCCTGAGAACAGCTTTACCGCGATAGCAAATTTGTGGACGAGCTATCTCGATGCGGCGTTCCCGGACGAAAAGGTTTTGCTGACCTGTAAAGATGTCGCCGCTATGATGGTGCTTTTTAAAATGGCAAGGGTGGCGACCGGTAGAGGCAAGGCTGATAACTGGATAGACGCGGCGGGGTATGCGGCGTGTGGTGGTGAGACCGAGAAGATAATTCGACCCGACACAGAAGTCTCGAAGGACACTGACTGTGAGATGGTTGTATGAGAAAGAAAGAGCTAAAACAGGAGCTAAATTCTCTACGCACCGACCTCGAAGCCGCTAAGAGCAATGCTGATTTTTGGAAGGGATATACAAAATTCAATCAAGAAAAATTAGAAGATAACAAACAACTCCGTGAGGAGAACTTAAGACTAAACAAGCTGCTCGTAGAGGTGACAAGTGACCTTAACGCACTTCGCCGAAGTAGTGGATTCGCTCATGCTTACTGCGCTTACGATGAGTGGTTAGACAAAGAATACTGTGACCGTTGCAGAGAGAACGGATATAACGATTGGAAGTGGAGAGGAGTTTTAAAAAATGAAGAGAATCATTGACGAGATATTTGACTGGATTACAGCGATAGATGAGGCGATAGAAATAACTGCCAAAAATGAGGCTCATAGCGACCACAAGGGTGACGAGCCACAGATACATACGTGTCCCGCAGACTGCAATGGAGCACCCGGTGCCAACTGGCACTCAATAGAAACTGTCGGCGACTTGCCCGAGTACAGTGGTAAATTTATCGTGACGATTGAGGAGCTTTTCTATTCAATCAATTGTATGCACTCGGGACCCCGCAACGAGAGAGCGACCGTTACAGCGTGGTACGACGCCGACTCGATGACTTGGGAGATTGACGGCGTGGACGAACCTATAGACGCAGTCGAGGGTGAAAGTGTTGACGGTGTGCTCACCTTTGTGGTGGCGTGGCAGATACTTCCTGAGCCTTACGAGGAGGACTGATGGGATGATTAATATTCTTAGAAATGGAGCAAGCAAAACACTTGAGTTTAAGTGTTCGACCTGCGGGTGCGTTTTCGAAGCAGACATAAATAGCTATGTTCTGACGGGAGAGGAGATTGTCCGTGAGTCATACGATGGGGCGCACAAAGTTGTTGTGTATGCACCTTATACAATGTCAAAATGCCCGTGCTGCGGACGAGTAGCATACGAGGCTTAACTTACATATACGGAGGTTTACAAAACATGAAAGTAATACTGTATACCACGCATTGCCCTAAATGCAATGTACTGACGACCAAACTGAAATCGAATGGAGTGGACTACGAAGAAATTACCGATGTGGATGTTATGAGAGACAAGGGTTTTATGTCGGCTCCTATGCTTGAGGTTGACGGAAAGACAATGACTTTCGTCGAAGCAATTAAATGGGTTAACGAGGTGGTGTGATATGGGAAAATACAATAACTACGAAAAGTATGCGAAGTATATTAACTTTATAAATAGATATAAAGGAGCTACAAACGCTTCGACTGGAAGCGAAGTAGACTCTAATGCAAATGTGGAAAGTAAAAATGTCGCCACTATGCAGGGCGAACTAAGCAAAAAAGACATAATCGGAACCAACAGGCTTCTGATGATAAATAAACTGACTTCTATGTACGATAAAGAACTCGCGGAAGAATATATCCGACAGCTCGAAAGTCATGAGATATATAAACACGACGAGACAAGTATAATGCCGTACTGCGTATCTATCACTATGTACCCATTCCTTTTTGAGGGGCTTAAGTCAATCGGCGGACTTTCGGATCCGCCCCGCAATCTTGATTCGTTTTGCGGCTCGTTTATTAACCTCGTTTTTGCTATAGCGTCTCAGTTCGCGGGAGCTGTTTCGACCCCGGAGTTTCTAACATATCTCGACTACTTTATCAGAAAAGAGTATGGAGATGATTATTATCTTCACGCGGATAAAATTGTCACAACTGGGAGCAGAGAGAAGAGTATAATCAAGGTTATAGAGGATAAATTTAGTCAGGTTGTTTATTCTTTAAACCAGCCCGCGGCAGCGAGAAACTTTCAGTCAGTATTTTGGAACATCGCCTATTTCGATCACAATTATTTTAATGGTATTTTTCATGATTTCATTTTCCCAGACGAGACCGAGCCTAAGTGGGAGAGCGTTAGCTGGCTACAGAAGAGGTTTATGAAGTGGTTCAATGCTGAGAGACTTAAGAAACCTCTCACGTTCCCGGTTGAAACAGTAAACCTTCTTGATGATGGAAGTGCTTATACCGACAAAGAGTGGTTCGACTTTGTGGCTGAAATGTACGCGGAGGGGCACTCGTTCTTTGTATATCGTAGCGGTAGTGTTGATTCGCTCTCGTCATGTTGCCGGGTTCGCAATGAGCTACAGGATAACACCTTCTCCTTTACGCTCGGTGCAGGTGGTGTGTCTACGGGGTCGAAGGGTGTTATAACTATCAATATTAACAGACTCGTGCAGAACGCGACCAAGCAGGGTATTGATCTTTCGGAAGCAGTAACAACTCAGGTAGAAAAAATTCACTGCTACTTAAAGGCGTTCAATGAGATTATGAAAGATAATTTCAAAGCAAAGTTGCTTCCTGTCTACGACGCGGGGTATATTTCGTTGGACAAACAGTTTTTAACCATAGGCATTAATGGATTTGTTGAAGGGGCAGAGTTTTTAGGCATAGAAATTAGTCCAAACGATAGGTATTTTGAGTATGGCGAAAAGATTCTGAAGCCTATATATGATAGCAACAAAAAAGAAAGAACTGACGAATTGATGTGGAATACAGAATTTGTACCAGCGGAAAACTTAGGAGTTAAAAATGCCAAGTGGGATAGGGCGGACGGACTGTTTGTTCCCCGTGATTGTTACAATAGTTACTTTTATATAGTAGAGGACGAAGCTACGAATACTGTTGACAAGTTTATACTGCATGGTAGCAAACTCACAAAATATTTGGACGGCGGGTCAGCACTTCATGCTAACTTGAACGAACATTTAACTAAGGAGCAGTATAAAACTCTACTGTTGGATGCCGTTAAAACCGGTTGCTCATACTTCACTTTTAACATTCCTAATACAATATGTAATGTGTGTGGGCATATCAGCAAACGCCGTCTGGATCATTGCGTAGAGTGCGGAAGTCATGACGTAGACTATTTGACTCGTGTCATAGGCTATCTTAAGAGAGTGTCCGCCTTTTCAGAGGAGAGACAAAAAGAGGCGGCAAAAAGATACTATGAATAAACTCAAATATATCGGTTATACGATAGTGTTTCAAGAAGTCCCCGACGAGGTAACGCTCGCCGTCAATATAAGTGGTTGCCCTCACAGATGTGAGGGCTGCCACAGCGAGTACCTGTGGGAGTATAAAGGAAGATATCTTTCCGACGACATCGCCCACTTAATACAAATGTACAAGGACTTAATTACTTGCGTCTGCTTTATGGGAGGGGAACAAAACCCAGAGGATTTGGTAAAGTGTCTGCTTATTGCAAAAAGTCAGAATCTAAAAACCTGTGTATATAGTGGTTGTGATGACATAAAAGTTTTATCACAAAACGGTATCACCCAATATTGTGATTACATAAAAATAGGGCATTACGACAAGAAGCTTGGAGGATTATCTTCTTCTTCAACTAATCAAAGGTTTTATGCGTTGTCCTCAGATGAATTTATAGATAAGACCTCTCTTTTTAGAAAGGGGGTAAGACCATCTCTCGCTTAAATCTTACCGGTAGAAGGTTCGGAAAATTAGAAGTAAAAGGCTTAGCATACATCCGCAATAACTCAACTTATTGGAGATGTGTCTGCGATTGCGATCCAAATAAAGAGGTTGTTGTTCGCGGGAAATATTTAACTAATGGCGACACGAAATCTTGTGGGTGTCTTGTAATTGAGCGAACCCGACAGACAGGGAAAAATAATAAAAAATATAATGAATATCAGCATGATGGAGATGTCGTGCGAGTTAAGTTTTCTAATTGCGCAGAAAGTTTTGTGTGCGACAGGGATGACTGGGAAATAGCAAAAAGTATTTGCTGGTTCAAGAATAATACTGGCTATGCCAGAGGTTCGGTAAATAAAAGACAAGTGCTGTTTCATAACTATATTTTGGGGGTTGATACGACGACTGATATAGAAGTGGATCATATAGACGGAGATAGGCTGAATAACACAAGGTCAAACTTAAGACTTTGTACAAGACGAGAAAATGCTTTCAACAAAGGGGTGTACAAGAATAATTCTTCTGGTGTAAGCGGAGTTTATTATCAGAAAAAGACCCAGAAATGGAGCTCATATATTAGTGTAGACAAACACATGATTAATATTGGCACTTTTAATAATTTTGAAGATGCGGTAGCGGCGAGATTTGCCGCAGAAAAATTGTATTTTGGAGAGTTCTCCCGAAGCAACAACCAGTATGCGGAGAAGATAAGTTAAGGAGAAGAATAATGAAGAAGATTAAAATAAAGTATCATGACGCGAATATGGAGCGTCTTCAGAAAATATCACAGGGTGACTGGATAGATCTCAGAGCTGCTGAAACTGTAGAACTTAAGAGGGGAGAGTTTAAGATTATATCCCTCGGCGTGTCTATGAAGCTCCCCGACGGTTACGAGGCTCATGTTGTACCGAGAAGTAGTACATACAAGAACTTCAAGGTCATACAGGCTAACAGCATGGGAATTATAGATAACAGCTACAGCGGTGACAACGATGTGTGGATGTTTCCTGCGATAGCTCTTGAAGATACAAAAATTGAAAAGGGTGATAGAATATGCCAGTTTCGCATAGTGAAGTCTATGCCTAAAGTGCGTCTCGACGAAGTAGACCATCTCGACGACCAGTCCAGAGGCGGGTTCGGTTCTACGGGAGTGAAGTGATGAAGAATAACAAGCTTTTGTTTTATGTCTTGTCGTTCACTTGGGGTTTGCCTATGACGCTTGTTGGCGTGGTCGCCGCCGCAGTTATGCTGTTGCTCTTCAGGAAGCCGGAGCTGTGTGGCTATTGTATAAGGTTTAGGATTGGCAACGGCTGGGGTGGTGTGTCGCTTGGACTAACGATAATTACAGACAACCAGTCAGAGAGCGAGATTACATACCACGAACACGGTCACGCGATTCAGAACACGCTCTACGGTTTCTTTATGCCGGTTCTCGTATGTATTCCCTCGATGATACGATATTGGCATAGAGAATACCTTGTGCGGATAAAAGGGTATAGATATAGTTCTTTACCCGCTTACGACGACGCATGGTATGAGGGACAGGCGACCAGATGGGGCACAGAATTTATGGCAAATCTCGGGCGGTAATCTTAGGTTTGTTGAGGCTGGCATAAAGAAACTGCGAGGACGAATATAATAAAAGTATTCTGTCAACAAAAATTATTGATTGCGTTTTTATAAAAAAGGAGGCGAATTATGTTGAAAAATAAGAAAGATGATGATATAATCTACCATAGACTGAGGTGGGATTATATGAACAACAACGTATTAGTAAGCACTGCTATGTTGAGTGCGTTTTGGGAAAAGGAACGTAAGGACACATTTGATTTGCTGTCTCCTTTTGTAGAATATTCTATAGCCAAAACGACAAATGTTGGGGAGCTTCTGCAAATACAGGATTTGCAGAACTATCTTAAAACTGAATTTGGGTATGAAGAAATTCCTATAAACGCCATAACTTTAATACTCAACAGACTCTCTCCAAAAATTCTTAAACGCGAAAACAAGCAATATCGGTTGATGGAATCGCTCGATTCAAAGATAGATAAATTTGAGGATGAGAGAGTTAGGTATAAAGAGCGAGCGGAAAAGGTGGCTTCAGTTTTAACTGATTATTTAAATGCCCGTTTGTCCGCTAAATTTAATCGAGAAAAAGCGCTAAATGCTCTAATCGATTTCTTTGCGATAAATGGTATGTATGTTATTAGCGATATAACTGCTTTGGAATTACTAAAAAGTAAAGACAACGAACTTGTGTACTGTATAGCTCAATTTGTTGTAAATGAATATGAGCAGGATTCCTTAGTGTTCCATTATATTGTTAGTATGGTAAAGGGCTTCTTCGTCTCGACCGCTATATCATTACAGCCACAAAATGCGGATGTTACTAAGTCGAAATTTAAAGAGCTTAAGTGCTATGTGGACACCCCGGTAATTATAAGCGCTCTTGGTATGACCACTGAAACAGAAGCCGCTGCCGCTAAGGAACTACTGACTATGTTGCGAGAAAAAGGCGCGAAGCTATATTGCTTTAGGCACACATACTGGGAGATTGACTCCATTCTTGAGGCGTACAAACACTCACTTAAATACGGCACTTTATCTAATCACACATTAGAAAGCTGGGACGAGAAGGAATATACAGTATCTGATGTTGAAAGACAGCAAAGCTTACTAAAAAACAAGATTAAATCTATTGGTATTAATATTGTCGAAGCGCCAGATTGTACGAAAAATACCGACAAATATCCATTGGATTATATTGATTTTAAGAGTTATATAGGTGAGAAAATTAGTTACGCAAAAGAGGATGCTCTTGACAGAGATATTAAGAGTATTGCCTCTATATTGTTGATGAGAGATGGCTGTAGTTCCGATTGTATTGAGGAGTGCAGGTTTATTTTTGTCACTTCTAATATTAGTCTTGTTAAACGCTCTAATGAATATTTGATTAAATCTAACATTGTTAGAGGCGACAGCGTTATGCCAATAAATACGGATATAGAACTGTCATCCATTGTCTGGCTAAAGTGCTATGCCTCCCATGAGGACTACCCAAGAAATAAACTGATAGAATATGCTTTTGCCGCATTAGAACCGACTGAGGAAATACTTAATGTATTTCGAGACAAGGTTGATAAAATACGGGCTGATGGCGGCATTACCGAAGAAGAGGCTGCTATTATAAAAACCGACCACTTTAGTCGCCGTAAACTCGCCGAAACGGCGCGGGGTAATCCGAGACGCGTTGATGAAAACACTGTATATGAAATTAAGGCGGAGCTTAAAGATCGCCTTGTTGGTGATGTTAGGAGGGAAAAAGATGCAGAGATAGAGGAGTATCGGGTTAGAGAAGAACTTATGTTAAAAGACCATCAAAGAGTCTCAAAAGATTATCAAAAAAAATCTGAAGAATGTATGAAGATATCCGAGGAGAAGAAAAAGTTTGAAGATCGTACAAGAGATTGTATAATTAGAAGCGTTAAAGCGCACGGTAAAAAGGTCGAGAAGCGCACACGCATAGTATGTAAAATCTTGTTCTATACTCTTTTGGTGGCTTTTATTGTTGTATCTATCGTCGCGGACGTTATCAATAGCGGTGGCAACGTTTGTAACGGGGTTGTCGTGTTTTCGCTCATTTTGGGTACTTTAGCAGCTATTGACGGGGCTATATCTAAACTTAATTATGTTTCTCGGATTACAAATAAAATAGCTTATAAAGCATCTACTAAAGCGATGGACAAAGAAAAAGAGAAGAGTAAGCAGGAATTTAACGACGTAATAAATTTTGATGATTTTATCGCAAAATAAAGAATAACGGTTGACTTCCTTTATTGATGTGGTATAATTCCAGTTGAGAACCTCTCGGTTCCTATACACCTATTTAAGAGCGGTTTTGCTTAAGCAAAACCGCTCTTGTCCTATAAAAGGTATTGACAATATATTTCTATAAGTTATAATTAGCTTGTGGATAAAACAAACGGTAAGGAGGAGCTTTATGACTTTAGAGAAGTATTTTGAAAAGACCGGCAAAATTTATGGCGTTTCAAGTAAGTTCGATTTCGGTGAATGGCATCACCGATTAGCCGAATTTGACAGCTTGGAAGAAGCTTATAAGTGGCTTAACACTGAAGAGGGCGACTTCCGCACAAGAGAGATTGGGTCGAAGACTCACATTGCTAAAATTGCCGGTATAACCCCTCAAAAGTTAGACAAAGAACTAAAGCCTTATTTTATGAGATAAATTAGGTTAAAAACGCGGGTAGGGAGAAATCCCTACCCGCGTTTTTTTTAATTAGCCTTCTTCGTTCTCGTTTGCGTCTTCGTCGGGCTTTACTTCACTCTGTTCTTTAGCATTACCCTGAGCATGAAGAAACTCATCCGCCGCCTGAGCCGCAGCAGTGAAGCTGTTATTCTTCCAGTAGCTGACGACGCCAGTTACGATGGCGAGCACGACACTGACTATTGCGTACAGCTGATTCTCATCAAAACTGATGCCCGCAACGCCAAATGCGCCGAGTGTGAGGTTGACAAGAGAGCCTACCATAAGAATAAGGCGAACCCAAGTACCAACCGATACATTACTAAGATTCTCAATAATGTCTTTGAATTTTTGCATAATCTTACCTCCCGAATATAAATGCGATAAAGGCTGTCATAGCAGCACCGATAAGAGCAGACACAATGGTCTCCCAACGCTTGCTGGGACGGTCTTTTAAATCGTCTATTGCTTGCTGAAGCTTTCCGAGGGTTTCAATAACCGTGTTAAGCTTAGAAGTAACAACGCTTTGAGTTTTATCTATATCGTCAACCTCTTTATCAAGAGTGGTGTACTCTTTTTCAAGCACCTCGACGCGCCTTTTGAGGTTCTTTATCTCTGTCTCTAAGGCGTCCATACTGATTGCCATTACGATACCTCCTTAAGATATTTAACGGCAACCCATGACATGATATCCGAAAGCAGAGCCTCCTTCACGCCACTGTTTGTTTGAATTTTTGAGACCTTGTGTTTTGTGGGCGCGAGCTGAGCTTTAGGCACAGCCTTACCTCTCGTATTAGAGAGTCCGCCGTAAACTGCCCCAGCCTTAATTGTTACTGTGGAGCCTACACCTATTTTTTTTGACGCACTCTTAACCAACGAAAGGTCTGTCGCGTACACCCATGAGTTAATCTCCTTAAGCAAAACTTTGTTTCCACTCACAGACTTAACTGTGTGTTTACGGAGCTTAACCCATACAGGAATACTCTGTCCTGTGGCATACTTCTTGCCCGCAATCTTAACGACATCTCCCGCCTTTATGGCAGAAGCGGGCTGGGTAGGGGTGGATGGCGTTGTCGGCGTAACAGCTGGCGCACTCGCTGTTCTCTTCTTAAGTTTATATACAGAGGCAACCGCGTCGGCTATTGCAATACCGCACTGTTTCTGCCCAGATGCGTTCTCAACGTGTTTACGATCAGAGGTTGTATCAATAAAAACGGTCTCGACGAGGAGGCTCTGACATTTGACCTCTCTAACGAAACCAAAGTAGTTTGTATTATTTTGTACTTTAACTTTTGCACCACGGTTCGGAATGCCGAACTTAGTAGCAATACTCTTACTGATTGCACCGGCTATTGTCTTACCAGCGTTGTTGCCTACTTTATAGTAAACCTCAGAGCCCGTGCCGTGTGCGGCGTTAAGATGTATCTCCATAGCAAGGTCATACTTGCCAGCATTTATAGTCTTGATACGACTATAAAGACTCTTGTCTGCGTCGTAATTTATCAGCGTTACATTACAGCCGTACTCACGAAGAGCTGCCGCCGCGTACTTACCGATTTCTCGACCTATCTTAAATTCTTGAAAACCGCCACCACACGCTCCGCTGTCGTAGCCGCCCCTTTCATTTTTACCGTGTCCGATAGACATAGCTATGTTCATATTTAATCCTCTCTTTCTATGCCATCTCAAAATTATTTATCTTTAGGCGCGAATATCTTCCCGTAGACAATAGGTGATTTAACAATAAATTTATCGTTCCCCGCTAAAACCTGTATGGCTATCTCGCCGTCTTTCTTTGTTAAAATAGAAGGAACGATATATGATAAAAACTCGTCATCTACTTTAATATCACTAACACTTTTTACAGTGTCGCCCACAAGAAAATCTATAGAATAAAAGTCCGCGCCTTGTAAATCTGGTGTGAGTTGAAAAATAAGCTTAGTCGCCTCATTTTCTCCGACATAACCCATATTAAAGCGAGAGCTTCTCCATAAATCAATTATTACTTCTCGCATTAGCTCAATTCCTCGAAGTAAATGCCCACAAGCTGCGACGGTACATAGTGTAGTATAGTACCTT